CCGCTTAAAGTTATCTGGCATACTGGCCAGCACCTCATCATAGTCCTCCACGTAAAATGCTCTTTTAATTGGCATCCTCATACCTCCTTTTAGCTATTTTTTCAGCTGTTAACATGGCCGCCCGCTCCTGCTGTAATCTGCACGCCCACCTGTGAGGCCTGCCGGGCAGCCACCATGCTATCCTTACAAAAATCATGGCTATCCACACCCACATATAATCCTTTAGGGTCCGCCTTGGTACCATCATAGCCAGCCTGCCTCCTTAAATACATGGGCCCACCATATAGGCGGGCCCGGTTAAAAATAGTTACTGTACTAATGTACGGCCAGTTATCAGCAGCACATCCTTTGGCTCCAGCTTATATTTTTCGTTAAGCTCAGCCATTACCTTATCCTTAAACTCAGGATATGCTGCCTCCATAACCTTACTAAGGTTACCCCGTTCATAATCCACAGCTGCCCGTGCTATAAATAGCAGCTTATCATCATCCACCAGCTGAGCCTCACCATTAAGCAGCCTCTTATAGCCATTAGCGCAGCTTATCCTATGTGCTGCCTCCTGTTTTTCTAAATTGGTTACGTTTTCCATTTCTAAAATAGGCCTATTATTACGGTGCACCGTATTGATATGGCGTTTTACCTCACTCTGGTGGGCTGTGCTCATTTTCTCATTATACAGCTTACTGTCTATATCTGTGTAAGCCCACATGGTACTTAGGCCTTTAGTGCCCTCAGTTTTATAACCATACACTTTATCTAAATCATTAAGTGCAAGTTTTATTCTGCTGAGGTTGTAATCCTGCCACCATACTATGGCCTCACGGCGCTGCTGGTTTTCCAGCTCCTTAGCAATATGAGCACGGGCCCGGCGCAGCCGGTCTAAAAATTTATCTATGCTCATATCATCTATCTGCCAGTTAGTGAGCCCCCACGTTTTACGGATAAAATACAGCAGCTGCCATATATGGTATGGGTTATCTTTTTCCACATATCCCGTGTAAAATTGTTTTTGTAATACTCTGCGTGAGCCCAGTGTGGTTATTACTCTGGTTTTAGTTTCATGCTGTACGTGAATAACTCTTTTTTTGTTAGGCATATTGGCCTCCTTATTAAGTTAAGTGTTTTGTGTTTTTAGCTTTCACAAAATACACCAGCACACCTTTAACTGCCTCATCTAAAGACGTTAACAGCGTGTGCCACTTCTTTACTTTCACCACATCCGCCTCCATTAAATCCAGTTTTTCTTTTTTTATAAATTTAGTAAGCGCCCTGCACTCATCTGCTGCATATGTTAAATACTGCTCTGCATTATCAAAGCGCTTACCTAAAGCTGCCAGCAGCTCCAGTACCGGGTCCACAGTTACCTCCGGGTGCTCCACAGGCTCATCCTGCTCCTCATCCACATAGTCATCCACCACCTCATCCACTGTGGTCCGGGCAGGTACCCGGCCAGTTACCAGCATGGTAGGCTTTTTAGGCGCTGGCTTTTTTTCGGCCTTGGCTTTTTCCACATCCTCATCATACTGGGCCTCTACTTTGGCCCGTGTTTCAGCTGTTTTAGTCCGCTGCTTTACTATCTTTTTGGCCACACGTGGCTGGCGGGTGGGTGCCACCAGCGGTTTATCACCGTTACCACTTGTCATTTTTTGCCTGAAAGCCTTAGCCAGCGCTAAGTCATCAAATTTAAGATAAGCCTTTTTACTTAGGCGCCCGGCCTCTATGGCGTTAAGGGCAGCCAGTGCCTCATCTATATGCCAGCTTAAAATTTTCTCAAAATTTTTACCTAAATAAACACGTAATAAAGGCATGCCTCCACGTTTACCACGGGCAGTATCCAGCGCCTTTTGTGTTTTTAAAATCCCTGCCTTTTGGCACTTCTCAGAAATTTCTGAGAAGTGGGTGTTAAAATATTCAATAGTTTCAGACTCTTGCAAAATCTCAATTATCCGTTTTCGGTTCACTGCTATGGTTTCCAGCAGGGCACTTACACTACCTCTGCGGTCAAAATTATCACCAGTAAATAGGCCTATCATATCATCATCCGTATATGAGCCCAGCACCACAGGCACCACACCCTCCTGCCATTCAGCATTATACCTGTACTTACCTATATCCTTACAAAAGTCCGCCCATGTTTCACCATCCGGCGCACCGCCTGTACTATCTGCGCCGGATGGTGTAAACTTACCATCTGCCCCTTTATTAGGGTTACCCTCTTTAGATAATGCCCGGTTAGCTGGTATGAGCACAGTGCGTATAAACTCCTCCTCCGCCTCACGCTCCGCCTGCTTTTTCGCTGCTATCAAAGCCCTAAGCTCCGCTTTTTTAGCATTAATCTGCCTCACCAAAGCATCCACCTGCTCCTTTTTGGTCACGGCCTCAGCCAGCTCTGTATCCACCACGGCCATTTCCGCCTCCGCCGCAGTAATAGCAGCCCCGGCCTCCTTTATTTTATCCAGCATAGTGTTACCCAGCTCCACATACATTTTATAATCAAACATAATTACCTCCTTTTTTGTTAGAGCCACCCACCCTCCTTATACATATTTAACCGGCCCACGCAGTGGCGGGCCAGATATTTATATGGGTCCAAAAAATCCACTATTTCCACCCACTCCTTACCCTCAGCGGTCCGCATACCCCGGCCCACGGCCTGTAAAGTATAAATCTGGCTTTTAGGGGCGGCGCCTATTATTACACAGTCCAGCGTGGGTATATCCACACCCTCACGCCATATGTCAGTTACTATCACGTTTAAATGGGTTTTATTTTCCAGCGCCTGCTTTACAGCCTGCCGCTGGTCTGCGGAGGTCCCGCCATGGATAAAAATAGAAGTGAGCCCAAAGCGCTCCGCCATGGCCACCAGCCGGTTACCGTGGTCTATCTCTTTAATTATGGTAAGGCTGCTCAGTCCGGCCATAGCACGTGCTTTGGCTGCTTTGGTTAGGATAGCATTACGGGCGGTATTTTCCACCACCCCAGCCACGTAAATATCCCGGTACTTACGCAGCTCTGCTATATCGGTGTTATAGGGCACACCCATGAGGGTAACATATGGGTGCGCTATTATGCCCAGCTCCTGCCCTTTTTTAACACTCAGGTCACCTATCACCGGGCCTATCATGCCCTCCAGTGTTAGTGCCTTATTTAAGTCATGCACCATATCTGGAGGGGTAGCCGTAAAGCCTATTTTTATGGGGCTTATGTTTTGGGTTATCAGTGTGCCCAGCTGGCTATCCTCATCCACAGCATGGTGCACCTCATCCACTATTAATATGTCAAAACGGTTATACAGCTCCTGCCAGTCCCGCTTTATCAGAGTCTGCACCATGGCCACTATCAGGGGGGCCTCTATGCGCTTGGTACAGCCCTCCATGATAGTCTGCATGTGTATCCGGTCCATGTGCGCCATTATCCGGTCCGCAAATTGAGTAAGCAGCTCCTTACGGTGCACCAGTATAAGCACACGGGCATCCGGCCACTGGCTTATGGCGCCCAGCGCCATGATAGTCTTACCGCTGCCCGTGGGCGCCTTTATCACGCCCCGCTGGTATGCGTTTACTTGCTGTATCAGCTCCTGCTGCTCCGGGCGCAGGGTAATGCCCTTAAGTGTGGGTGGCCGGGCGGGGGCCATCGGCTCCATCATCCCGGCCAGCTCAAAGTCCACACCTTGGCTCCTGAGGTATTGCATTACACGGGGCAGCAGCCCAGCTAAAAACTTACCACTGCGCCGGTCCAGCATACTGGCATCCTCCTGCTTTACCTCAGTACCATGCTGCTTTTGTTTTACAAACTTGCGCTTATAATACAGGCAGGCACCTATATGGTCCCACAGCGGCTTAGCAGCCTTAGCATACACATTATCTAAAATTTCAATTTTATCAGTCATGGTGCCATTATACCATGAGTCCTAAAAGGTTTATGAAAAAATCTGCCTGCGGGCCAGCGTATGGATAAACTCACTTAACTCATCCACCACCCGCTGGCCCTCACGTATGCTCATGCCCCACCTGTACCGGGTTAAAGTCACTACCCGGCCAGTGTTAAATGGCTGCTTTTGGCCCTTGCGTACATATGAGCTATTAGGTGCAGGCAGTTTATTAAGCAGCTCTGCCACCTCATCCGGGTAATGCAGCACCAGCCCTAAAATATCACGGGCGGGCTCACTCAGCTGTGCATGTGCATCCCGTACTATTACCTCCTGCTCCACATCCCGGTAAGGCAGCTCCTTAAGCCATGCCTGCTGCTCCACCAGCCGCAGGTGCCATAAGTTTAAAAGGGCGGTTTCTATTACCTCCTCAGGGCTTTCCACACTTGCTATTTTTTCGGTCATTTTATGAGCCTCCGTTTCTGGTCTGGCGGAGGTCCGCTTTGTATATCAGTGTGCTGCACGCAGGCCGTGCTATCTTTGCGAATAGTGCAGCCCGCTGCACAGGTGCGCCAGCCCTCAGCCTCATTATCGGTATTAGGATAGTTACGGATTTTTTGTGGCTTATCGTAATGGCCACAGGTCCCACATTTTGCCATTAGCGTATCACCTCCTTACTCATCCATAAAAGTGTGCTCATCATTATTACCCAGCCACACATCCGTGGCCAGCTGCTGGTGGCCCGCATTAGCAGGCCAGCCAGCACTCCACCGATAAAATACACACACATAAAAATATTACCAGTTATCATGGCCATACTCCTCCGCCAGCTCATCCAGCTTGGCTTTCATAGCGGCCTCACGCTCACGGGTGGCTGCGTACAGGTCCGGGTCCCGCAGCTTTTTAACCACAGCTGCTATCATATCACTCATATACTGCGGGTCCAGTGCATCCAGCTCCCAGCTATCACGGCCATAATTAGCTATGTAAGCCTGTGCCCGGCTATCACTTAACTTAGCCGGATTAGGGGGCAGGTCCAGCTCCTCTATCTGGTCCATGTTAAGTGCTATGCGGTTAAGGTGCACAGTGTGCCCAGTAAACAGCTCCAGCCGCTCCTCAATATCCCGGCTCATATCTATGCCGGAGGGGTCATGGTCACCTAAGTGTATTACCCATGAGGTCTGGCCAGCCTTGCGGTTAGCTATCAGCCGGTTACCAGCCCGCCACATTTCACTTACGCTGGTATATCCCCGGCATGAAAAGTAAGGCACATCCAGCCGCTCACAGATACCGGCTATTACACCCTTAAGGGCATCCTTTTCTATCCATACCTCCACCCGGTTAGGCTGGTCCGCCCAGTGGTCCACCATAAAGCTATACGCAGCACTGCGGATAATGCTGCCGGGGTTAGTCCAGTGGCTGTTTTGCTCTAAATTGCGGGTGCGGTCCGTAATGGCCTCCCAGTCCACCAGTCCTGCCAGCCGGGCCCGGTTCATAACATCCTTAAGCCGGTTATAGCTTTTAATGTTATTAGGTATCAGGTCACGGGCCACAAACTGGTAATACAACTGGCGCAGGGTTAGGTCAAAGCCTTTGGCCAGATACCCCGTTATAATCTCATTAGCGGTATCCACCATGGCTATGCTATCCGGCGCCGGGCTCCAGCTTACATAACAGATTTTAGGCATATTTACCTCCTTAGTTAAATAGTTAATTTTGAGCCCACAAATATGAGCCCACTTACTGGGCTCATATGTGGAGGCTCAAAGCCTCCGGGTTATTAACAGTCATCTGGTATAAAATCATCCCGCTCCATAGCCTCTGCCAGAGTATATTTAGAGGGCATTAAATCAGTAATTATACGCCTGTGCCATCTAAAATGCCACAGGTGCCGCTCCTCCTCACTCATGGCGTGAAAGTCTGGCAAAATCTCACCGGGCCAGTTTTCATGTTTTGGGTACATAGGCGGGTTATGCACAAAGTCATATACCTCACCCGCCCATACACTGAGGGTGGCCTTTAAATTATCCACATCCTCACACAGCCCCTCCACAGCTGCCCCCAGCTCCTCATAATCATCCGCCTCCATAGCTGCTTTTGTAAACCTATCCAGCATATCCGCATACATAGAGGGCACTAAAAAAATACTTTGCTCACGGTCCATATTTACCTCCTTAGTTAAATAGTTAAGTTTAAGCCCACAAATATGGGCCCAGTAAATGGGCTCATATGTGGGGGCTTAAGCCCCCGGTACATTAGTCCTCAAATAACTGAGGCAGAGCCTCCCACTCCGCCCGTGCCTGCTGCTGTGAGTCCGCACCTATACGCTTACGCTGCTCTGCCAGCTGGGTATCAGCGCCCGGTGCATCAAAAAATATCTGGTTAGTCCGCCACTCCACCCAGTCACGGGCAGTGACTTTTTTAAAGTTACCACCCACCTTAATCACCACCAGTGCATCACGCACCCGGCCTACAAAGCCCAGCGCATCTGTGGTATCACGGCCATGCACTACTGCCTTACAAAACTCACCGTATCCCAGCTCAGGCATCTGGTCCACAAACTTCTTTTTAATAGTGGTAACCGTTAGCAGCTCACGGTCCATGAGCACATTAATGCCGCTTTTGAGTAAGTCCATAGTCCTTAGTACCATAGTGTACCTCCCTAAAACAGCACCAGCTGGCTAAACAGCCGGTGTAAGGTTACGGCCATCAGCAGGGCTATGCCCATGCTTATAGCAGTTAGTAAAATAGTCTGTGCCATAGTCACCTCCTTAAAGTCCGGGGTCCAGCCCGGTAAGCTCCTTCTTTTTTTCATCCAGCCAGTTACTCAGGGCCTCATCCATATCCTCCTCCGGGTCAAGGTCATCCTCATCCGGGCCCAGCTCATCTAAATCCACAGCCTCTAAGTCACTTATCCAGCCATCCAGTCCATCTATGCGCTCCTGCATCATCTGCCCGGTATCAGCCTCCTGTAAAGAGTCCGGCATATTACCCAGCTTTTCCTCAGTATCATCCCGCAGCTGCTCCGCCCGTTCTATCAGCTCACGCCGGGCATCATCCAGCTCCTCCATACTCACAGCACCGTTTACGGCCTCCTCAAAGTCCTCACCCATGCTCAGGTACTCGCTCATAAATTCACTCTGCGTCATCTGGCTGGGCTTTGGCCGCTCCTTACTATAACTGATACGGCTAAAAGCGTGCTGCCACCAGTAATAGCTTTCACCAGCTTTGGCTACCGGGTTATCCTTACGGGCCTTTTTCACAAAATGTAAACGTGGCATACTTACCTCCTTAGCAAAATGGTTAATAATTAAGTTTAAGCCCACAATTAAGCAGGCCCTGTGGGCCCACTTAAGTGGGGGCTCAAAGCCCCCGTACATCATACCGGCTGTGCAGGCAGTTTACCTGCCCTGTGGCTTAAGTGCCCATGGCCTACCCAGTAATGGTATTTACACAGCAGCCGGGTTTTAGGCGCCTTACGTGCCACCACATTTTTTTTAATCTTACGTGTGCATCCGGGGTGGGCACACACTATGGTGCTCATATCCCTAAAGTCATGCGGTTTTTTAGCCATCTTTACTCACCTCCTCCCTATATAATTTATCAGCCGCCTCCGTAGCCTCCTGCTCCATAGCTACATAAGCATCCGGGTGGTGCTGCTTAAGCCATGCGCACCAGCCCTCATATCGGGCCATGTACTTACAGCAGGCACTGCCATGCCAGTAAAATCCACCCGGCCCATGCCACTCATGGTGGTCCCTATGGAAGTGCCACGGCCACGTGGCCTTACGCACCTCCGGGGTGGTTACTCTGTTTACCCATGGCATTACCTGCCTGAGCATAAGCCTGCAAAAAGTATGGTCTGCCATAATCACCTCCATTTTAGGGTCTGTGGCCCCCTCAGAGGCCTTACACGGGGTTTTTAGTCCACTCCCATACATGAGGCCTGCCGATACAGCAGGGCTCATGTATAAGGGCGCTGAGCCCTCCATGCCCAGCGCCTCCGTGGTTACGCTGCTCTGCTCAGCAGGTAATCATCACAGATACCGTTAAGCAGCTTGGTGGCATCTGATACCCTTAGCAGGTTCCATGTACGCATGAGGCGGGTGGCCGCTCCGTGCACGCTATACAGTGAGGTGGCACCATCCAGCGCCGTGCCATGGATTATGGCCCGCTCCTCATCCAGTGCGCTCATAAAGTTACTAAACTGCCCGCCGCTAAACACACCCCGGTTAATCATATCAAAAGTGAGCACTTTTAAATCAGTGCGGGGCACATAGTATTTATGGAGGCTTTTATGCCACTCATAAAAGCGGTCCATTTTCACCACGGCGCCCTTTACAGCCTCCGCTGCTATCTGGCGCAGCTCATCCTCATCCAGCCCGCTGGTGTGTTTCCTAAAGGCTATAAAATCACCGCTAAAACAGAGGTTATCACACACCAGCACATTAGTGCCTGCTGTGATACCCACCACCATGGTTTTATCCGTGGAGTTTCTAAAGCCCAGCGCATACTGCATGGCGCCATTACCTAAAGCTAAATTCCACACCCCAAACATCCGGCTGCCCGGCTCATTTACGCTGTACGCCCGCCCGGTCACCTCAATACCGGCGCCGTGGCAGGCTTTGTTAAGTGCGTTAATGATAAGCCCATGGCTTACCGGGTGCCATGTATCAGTCCACTCCGGGGCTGGTATGGCCATTACCTCTGCCTCATCCACACGCTTGGTTACACTGCTGCTGCTCATTAAAGTCATAGTACACCTCCATAAGTTAGTTAGTTTTGAGCCCACAATTAAGCAGGCGCCCACTGCACCCACTTAAGTGGGGGCTCAAAGCCCCCGGAGCCTACCGGCTGCCCTCCAGCAGGGCCAGCTCCATATCTGTGGCAGCGTGGCGCTCAAAAGTCACCCATATCTCAATATCCACGCCACCTATTTTTTGAATATCCAGCGCAGTAACTCCAAAAATAGTGAGGTGGCCTAAATGCTCCTCAGCCCACTCATCCATGAAAGTATTTACTGCATCCTCCAGCCGCTTACCGCTGCTGTGAAATATTTTAACTATGTGCTGCATAACAGCCTCCGGGTACCTCCGCCGCCCACCTCATCCGCTTTGGCGGGGCATCTGGCCCTCATAGGGGCTCAGGTGTTTACCCAGTACACTGCACAAAAAGTGACAAAATGGCGCCGGGCCCTCCTTACCCGGCGCCATGGTTAAAGATTAAAACGGGGGCTCATCCGTTAGGCTGCGTGCAGCCTCCGCAAAAGCCTTGGCCTTAGCTGGAGTCACCACTTGCAGCACCACGGTAAAGTTAGCCTCATCCGCCAGCGCCTTAATGCTGGTTATGCCCCTATCAAACAACTTGCGGGCAGTGGCTCCGCCTATACCGGGCACACGGGTTAACTCCACCATATCCATGGTCACCCCGTACATAATCCGCTGGGGTAAAATCTGCCACAGGCCATCCTGCTGCCACTTAGCGTACATGCTATCTATCAGGCCCAGCGCTTGGCTCTGGCGCCTAATATCGTAAACAATCTGGCGCATAAGGGCCCGCAGGGTCCCGGTGCCTTTTTGGCCAGTGATAAGCAGGTGCGCTGCGATAGCTGAGCAGATACCCCCACCGGTCCGCACACCCTTGGCCCGCAGCTGGTATGCGTACTCATCAGCCTGCTCACGCAGCTCAGCGGGCACATAGCCCCAGTCATTACTGGTAACATCACCCAGTGCCCATGCCAGCGTTAAGTCATTCTGCTCCGTGGCCGGGTCAAAATAGGTGTTAAAGTTACAGTACCAGTCATATACATCATACGGGCTAAAATAGAGCCATGCAGATACCCGGCCCAGTCCCGTGATACTGGGGTGCATGTAATTATCGCCCTTAGTTTCCAGCATTTCCATATCACGCAGGTCATCAAAAAGGTCCTGTGCATCCTCCAGCTCAAAGGGCTTAAGACTCTGGTGCCCGGCCAGTGAGCGCTGGTACCATTTCAGCAGGTCCCGCACGCTTTTTATTTCACGGTTTTCCACCTCAGCCAGTACGTGGAAAGCCATTACCTCACGGCTATTGAGCACAGAGGTTACCGGGCGGGGGTTTTTAAAAGTATGCTCCCATGTACGCTCACTGCCCTCCGGGCACAGCAGATACACGGTACCAGCCGGGTCTATACCGTACCGGCCTGCACGGCCAGCCATCTGTATAATATCCAGCTCATCCACCTCACTGAGCCCACGATTTACGCCCACTATCACCACATTACGGGCAGGCAGGTTACGGCCCCATGCCAGCGTGCTGGTCGATACCAGCACCCGGAGGCCGTTGCTGCGGTCCGCAAAACTGGCCTCTATGCCCAGCCGCTCCGCCATATCTAAATCAGCATTATGGAAGTGAGCAGCCACGCCCTCCTGCTCCAGCCGCTTTACGATATTACGGCCTGTGCCCTTATCATGGCAGAATACTAAAAACTTTTCCGTGGCTTTACCCGCAGCAGCCGGGTGGCGCCCCATAACAATATCCACGGCCATGCGGCGCTTATACTCCTGCGTGGCCCAGTAATCCCTATCAGCCACACGGTGGCCCATGTAGTGCATTTCCAAAGCCACCGGGCGCCACGTACTAAATACCACCTCAGTGGGCCTATCATTTAACTTAGTTACCCACTGGGCCAGCTCATCACAGTTAGGCATGGTGGCACTCAGAAAAAGCACACGGGCGGCCTTATTGATACGGGTAAAGCGCATTATACCAGACTCCACAGCATGGCCACGGCCTGTGCTCAGTATGTGTGACTCATCCACTATCACCAGCCCCACCTCACGCAGCCAGTAATTTTTTTCACTGTGCATGCGCCGGGTGCGTGAGTCACACATTTCAGAGGTCATAACAATAATGTGGCTTTTAGCCAGCTTGGCTTTCATGGCCTCACTCAGCGTGTAGTCACCCGTTAAAATGGTTATCTCATGCTCCGGGTACCGCTTTTGCCAGTCCTCATATTTTTCCTGCGTAAGTGACTTAAGCGGGCTCAGGTAAATTACCCGGTTATGGTGCTCCTGCCGCAGGATATGGTCCATCAGCAGCTCTGCGCAAATAGTCTTACCAGCGCTGGTGTTAGCCCCTATGATAAGGTTACAAGTCTGGTGCGCATAAGGCAGCGTGGCGGTCTGCACCGGGTTAAACTCTTTAAACGGATACTGCCAGTACGGATACTGGGCAGTGCCCCGGAGGCCTCCATAGATAGGCTGGCTGGTCTGCTCCTGCTGCTCTATAACGCTGGTGGTACCACCGGGCACCACCGTGGGGCCTGAGGCACCTGCCACAGGTGTACGGCCTCCTGAGGGGCCACTGGGGGCGCCTGAGGGGCCATTTTGGCCACCATCATTACCCTCAGGGCTATCCGGGTCATCCTCACCGTTAGCGGCCATGTAGTCCTCCAAAAACGTGGGATTATCTTTTTTAGCCTTGGCCTCAAAAGTATCCCAGCCTTTAGGGGTTTTATCACCCAGCACATAGGCCAGCTGGTTATCAGTAAGGCTGCCCCACTGGTCCAGATTTTCCAGCAGCTTGCGGGCAAAATTAGCACCGCTGTTAGCCTCCAGCACCGCACGCACATAGCCAAAGTCTATAATGCTCACACCGTGGGCATTATTCAAAAAGTCATTAACACGGGCCTTAATGCGGTCCTGTATGGTAGTGGCGCCCTCCACCCTCAGGATTTTCTTACCCTTACCCACAGGGCGGTCATTACGGGTATCCCAAAACACCACCCGTATGGCATCCTCACCCTTACCACGGGTGTGCCCACTGCGCTTATCCACGGTGCTGTAAATACGCACGGCCACATCATCACGGCTGGTGGGCACTTCATAAACATACTCCCAGCAGCTGGTATCCTCATTACCGCTCACCAGCTCTGTGCCTCTGTGGATACTGTTAAGCATATCCTCAAACTCACTCTTAGTAATCGTTACAAATTGGCTCATTATGGGCCTCCTTATTATGGGTTTTAGTTACTGCACTCTGTGGGTGCATATCAGCCACCCGGCTGGGTGGCTCATATGGGCCCACAGGGCCCGGTTAGTATTAGTGCGGCTCACCGCACACCTCACAGCCGGTGTACCGCAGGTTACCCTCACCCGCAGTGGTTACCTCACCACCACAGCGCCTGCATGTGCTGGGCAGCGCCTGCCCATGCTCCAGCTCAAACCAGCAGCGGTCATGTACGTGCACCACAAAGCGCCCGCCATCCTGCTCCACCAGCTTGGCAAAGCTGAATTTTTCCAGCGCCTGCACAGCCGCCTCAGGGCTGCATTTTTTGCCTTGGTACTGGTTATGCTCTGAGTACACCACACACCCGGTGGCGCTGTTGAGCACTTCTTTAAACATCTTAGTGTTACGCCTTACTGTGGCCATATGTTACCTCCTTAGTTAAAGTTTTGAGCCCACAATTAAGCAGGCCCTGTGGGCCCACTTAAGTGGGGGCTCAAAGCCCCACACATTAAACGGTAATGGCAGTGCGCTGTGGCGGGCCCGCCTTACAGTATGTAGTTATGGGCACCTCAGCCTGCCCCGCTGCTTTGGCGATAGCCACAGCAGCGTGCACAGTGGCATCTGCTTTGTTAATGGCATACCCGGCCACAAAAACGTGCACACTATCATCCGCCTCATAGTAGTCTATGGTTACTAAACTCATACGCACCTCCTATTTAAGGTTAGTTTTAAACATCCACATAGGGGGCCCCGCAGGGCCCACCATGTGGAGGCTCAAAGCCTCCGGCGCTTTAGGCGCCCTGTGTTTCGGCCAGATAGTCCTGATAGTCGGCCTTAGTCCATACCTCACCACTATCCGTGCGCATCCGGCGCCCAGCAGCATCCCACCATCTGTAATACGGCTCACGGCTGGGGTTAAGTGTAAGCTCACGCTGTACCATGGCATCTGCCTCCACCGGGTCCATGGCCAGTATGGTCACTATGCTGCGGTCATGTTTATCCAGCGCTGCAAAAGCCTGCGGTTTATGCTCCGGGTACTCACCAGCCTCCAAAGCACTCAGCTTGTCATCCACCAGCTCCCGCAGCCGCAGGTGCAGGTCCGCAGTGTGCACATAGTCATTAGGGCTGTAAAACTTAGGCAGCGCCAGATAGCTGCGCAGCTCCTTAATGGCCTGCTCATAAATGGTCACTGTGTGCTGCATCTTTTTAATGTAGTTCATACCGTACCTCCTATTTAAAAGGTTAATTTTGAGCCCACAATTATGGGCACAGTATGCCCATAAGTGGAGGCTCAAAGCCTCCGTGAGTTTAGCCTGTGCACCAGTCATTAAACTGGCGGGCATCCTCTATGGCCTCCTCCTCAGTATCAAAGGGGCCCAGCGGGTCACCATCAGGCAGGCAGCCCGGAAAGCAGGGCCACCAGTACCACAGGCCATCCTCATCTGTAAAGGTTTCAGCATCCGGCAAAGCCGTGAGCATGAGCCCACGGCTGGGGTCTATGTAAAACTGGCGCATGTGCTCACCTCCTTTAAAAAGGTATATCCTCATCATCATTATCATAGTCATACAGCAGCTCACCCAGTGCAGCATCCATGGCCCGCTCAGTAGGCAGCCGGTCATCCGGGCCCATAACATAAGCGCCACCACCCAGCGCTTTAGCATCAGCCATGGCTGCATCCTTAGTATCATGCACTGAGCCCACCCGGCGCTCTACACCCAGCAGGGCATCCGTGTAGGGGCAGCAGGCCTCCACCTCAATTACCACCACAAACTTACCGGCCTCAATATGAGCCACAATTTTGTCCAGCTCATCCGCAGGGTCATACTCCTGCCGGGCCTTATCATAAGCAGCCTCAAACTCATTAGAATAATCACCATTTGAAAACATAAGCACCTCCATTAAGTTAGTTAATTTTGAGCCCACAATTAAGCAGGCACAGTGTGCCCACTTAAGTGGAGGCTCAAAGCCTCCGGCGCATCAGCTCCTCCCAAAGCCGGTGCAGCCCCAGTTAACACAGTTATGAAAGCCCTTGCGCCGCTTGCTGTACCGGGCAGCGTTCATATTAGTAAGTCCACCCCGTGGGCCCACTGCTATGTGCCAGCGGTCCCGGCATATAATAGAGGCCATGCTGCCCTCATCACCCTTACGGCCTATCTCAGCCACCACATAAAAGCTGTTACTCAGCCCCCATGTAATATCAAACTGCTTAAACTCATACCCGGCCATGTGCTTTTCACCCAGCCCACCCCGCTCCATCAGGGCTCTGGCCAGCTGGTAAAGTACGTGGCGCTGTGTATCAGTCATGCTGCCCTTTTTACCCCAGTCAGTGGTATTAGCCGCCTCAATAGCTGCGGGTATCACATCCGGGCCCATTAAGGCATCCACAGCGGCCTTGGCCTCATCCAGCGTGGCGTATTCTGTGCCCCGGTAAAAGTACCGCCACTCATCAGCCTCAGCCTCATCCAGCGTGGCGTATTCTGTGCCCCGGTAAAAGTACCGCCACTCATCAGCCTCAGTTTCACGCTTGCAAAAAATGCGGTCCAGCCCGTGGTTAATATCCTTAAACATCATTTTAGCCTCCTATTATATTAAGGTTAATTTTGAGCCCACAATTAAGCAGGCACACTGTGCCCACTTAAGTGGGGGCTCAAAGCCCCACACCCTAACCGGTCTGAGTGATACCGTGGCAACCGGTACACAGCCAGCCGTGGCTGCCATCCGGGCGCCAGTAATACCGCTCATCCTTACCACCGCACTCACACCAGCTGGTGGCCATATCGCCATGGTCACTGAGCAACAGACCGCCGCACTCAGTGCACTGGCCTTTAACATTAGGCAGGCCTGCAACATCAGCCACCCGCCCGCTGCATGCCGGGCAGGTCACCAGCTCCGGCTCATACAGCTCATCCAGCAGCTTAGCCGTATTCAGCTCACCCACCACCACGGCGCCCGCCAGTACCTGCACATGCACGCCGGGCTTGCTCAGGTCATTACGGGTAAAAGTTTTAGCTATCTCAGCCAGTGAGTTAAGGTAATAAAACTTAACACCAGTGAAAACTGAAAACTTGGTATCCATAAAAGCACCTCCATAAAAGGTTAAAGTTTTGAGCCCACAATTAAGCAGGCACACTGTGCCCACTTAAGTGGGGGCTCAAAGCCCCACACTCATATTTACACCTCCTTAATTTTATCCAGTGTATCCCAGTCCTCAATATCCCGCAGGTGCTTCTGAAAAACCATCATGGGGTCACCTGTGCTGCCATCATAGCCCACTTTATTAAAGTGAGCGGCCATGGCCTCTGCATCCTTTTTGCGGTACAGAGCTATCAGGCCATCCTCAGCAGTAGGAAAGTCATCACTTACCAGCACCCATACCGTGGTGGTGCCCTTATATCGGCTGTTACCTATATTAGTGAAAGTGAGGGCAGTGTGCCCGCCAGTAAAGTCACTGTGCTCAGCTTTAATTACCGTAAACATATTGCCTCCTATTTAAAGTTAGTGTGAGCCATCAAATAAGCAGCCAGCGTGCTGGCCGCTTATGTGGAGGCTCACGCCTCCCGGTGTTGTTTAAGTCCTAAGTGCGTGTGGTGCTTTTTCGTGTATGCTTTGCAGCCGCTCACTTCCATGCGGCCACCACCGTTAGCCTTAGGCATCCTTATCCTCCTTTGCGCTTTGCAGCGGGTCTTGCTTACTCTGTTATGCCCGCTGGGGGCGTTTCGGGGTCCGGCCCGGCCTCCGTTGCCGGGTACTTATAAGTATAGCAAGTTACGTGCCAAAATGAGCCCACTATACGATTTTTTATTTGCTGTAAAATCATATAGTTACACACCTCTAAATTTTAACGTAGGGTGGAAAAGTGACGTAAAATGTCACTTTTTGGGCGTTTTGACGAAAATTGTCACTCTGTAATTTTTTGTGTAATGATTTTAATAGGTTAGCGGAGGGTACTGTGCCCACTTTTTGACAAAACTGGACACACTCTATGTAAAACTGTGCCCAAAATTATTTACCTTTTTACCCAAAACTGGGCACATTATGTAACACCCCGCAAACATACGGACCTTACCATGGTCCACACGGGGTATGTCAAGCAAAAAAAAAATGGCCGGGTAAACTAACACCCGGCCACGCCTTTAGTCCTCATCCTCCAGCACTCAGAGCAGCTTTGGAGGGGCAGGGGGTCCCTTAGCAGCAGCCACGGCCCGCTCTATCAGTGCGCTTATGTACGCCTCCAAGTCCTGCACCATATACTGTGCGGCCTTTTGCGTGCCAGCAGGTAACTGCTTTGTAATGGCGTTTAGGGCGGTCTGCTTAATCTGGTACCGTTCATTATCATCGAATTTACCATCATTTTTAAGTGCATCCACCACCTGCTGATTAAGCCGGGCCACCTCAGCGGTCACCACCTCATTAAGCGTGGTGGCTGCCTGCTGCACCTTTTGGTTTTTAGTATGCTGGTTTATCCATCTTACCGCCATAGCCAGCGCTGCATTAGCCATTACCAACAGCAGGGCGCCCAGTGGCTCTGCTATCTGCATCATTAAATCATCCATATTTACCTCCTAAGTGTGCCCATTACCAAAAACGTAAACCCGCTAACCACGGGGGTTTACAAAGGCCGTTTCCAGTTATGGGCGGTTACGGGCAGTTACACCCAGTTACGGCTAAATTTAAGCAAAAATCAAAATCAACGTGGGCCCACTTTATTTGCGTTTTACGGGCACTTTGCAAAAAAGTGGGCCCAGTGCATTAGGTTTTTAAAAATCGTTTTTAAGGGCCCTCAGAGGCCGCAGGTTAAACGCTAATTTTTTAAAAATCTGCCACTGGGCCCATTAAGTGTGCCCACTAAATTTACACCTTATATATAGGGGGCTCACAGCAGCCCGGCTATTTCCTCCACGTGTTTTAGCATATCATCTAAGCTGGCGTGGGTTAAGGTTACATCATCCGGCTGGAGCAGTGCGGTATCAGGTAGCACTATAAACAGGTCACTGATAGTGAAAAACATCAGCCCAAACTTTTTATTTAATTTACCTATTTGTGCGCCCACCCACAGCTTAACTCCACCAAAGTCCTTACCTACCGTAATGTATGCCTTGGCCTGCTCCACAAAAGCCCGCACATCCTCCACTTGATACGCCTCTAATACCGCACCTGAGCGGGCCACGGCCACTATAATGTTTTGGGCAGCACATGGGTTTATAATGTACTGCGGTATCACCCCAGTGCTGGTGGCCGGGTCTATACCCATATCCTGATAAATGGTACACTTAGGGTCTGGCTCAAAAGGGTTAGGGCCCTGCACCTGCACACCCATCTGAGCACATCCCATAAGTATATACACTATCATTATACCCACGCCCACGGCGCCTGCCAGTGCCCTTATCCAGCTGTCCTTACTAAAGTCCATGATAGCCTCCTTAATCTGTTTTACGCTCACGCTTACCAGCACGGTCACACTCACTGGTAACATCCAAAAAAGTGGCCGCAAATTGCGTGGGCTGGTTACTAAAAGCGGTCACCTCAAACCATTTATTTATATCCTTAAACCTACATCTAAAATTATCAGGCTGGCCTGTGGTAGCTACTCTACCAAAGCGCTCAATTAAACTGGGCTCAGTGTTAGGCATCACCTCCAGCACAGTCCGGCCCACAATATCCCGGCCAGTAAGATTAAACATGCGCTCAAAAGCTGGGTTTACCTCTAAAAAAATATAATCACAGGGCGCCTCACGGCCTGTGTTCGGGTCAAGTCTGCACACTATACTGTGCACCGCAAAGCCTGCAATCATGTGCCTAAATAGGCGCCGGTACCGGTCCTCACTGGCCAGCAGCTGTGACTCCAGAGCGTACCGCTCTGTAATATCCCGGCCCACAGCCAGCACTTTATGCAAGCTACCATCCGGGTTAAATATGCCACAGTTTTGCCACTCCACCCAGCGCAGCCTACCTCCGGCCACCTCTATGCGCTGCGTGGCATATGCACGGGGGTTATCGGGTGTTAAACGCCCATGCAGTATGCGCAGGCGCTCAGCATCCGCCTCCTCTAAAAATTCATATATACTGCGGCCCTCTAAAGCCTCCCAGCTATCGTATCCCATAATTTCATACAGTGCTTTATTTATAAAAGTAAGTGTGCCATCCGGGTCATGCTTATTAACGTACTCCATCTGCATATCCACTACCTGCTTAAAGCGGCGCCGCTCTATTTGCAGCTCCTCATCCCGCTGCTGGAGGGCCTTGGTTAGTGCTGCCCACTCCTCTAAATTTACCTCATGCGGGTGTGCTATGGCTATGCGCCACTGGCGTATAAAAAACACAGTAAGCCCTGCTCCTATAAAAGCAAAAAACTGCACTATCCAGCCCACCCATGTTAATGAGCACAGTAATCCAAAATGAGTATGCTCATGTAGTGGTGCTGCTATAAACCAGTCTGCTAACTTAAAGCATATAAAAATCGAAACGGATATGCCTATGGTCTGTATTAATCCGCACAAAAAAGCCCGGTCACTGCGGGCATAGTAAGTGCGTAAAAAGTCATGTATCATGGCATACCTCCCACCTTATCCTTTATAACGTGTAATATAATCTGTATTACAAGTGTGCCCAAAGTAGTGCCCAGTATAGCTCCCACAGCACCCCAAAACGCCACCTTTATCCTAAGCACAGCCAGCTCCACCCTAAACTGGTTTACAACATCCCGTAGCTCTTTTATTTCCTTAATAGAAGTGAGCACATATCTACTCCACTGTGGCCATCCGTTAGTATCAATATTATTATCTGGCATTTCATGCCCTCTGCCCGGTTAAATTACGTACCGTGACTATTACATCCTTTTCCCATTTTTCCGGGGCAGTAGTTACTCCCTTAAAAGTTATTGTGTATGGGCTGCGGTCCTCAGTAGTCTGCTCCTCACCCTCACCCACCACCTCATTTTCAAGTCCGGCCCGCATCAGTACCTTAAGGTACCCCTTTTCACTGCCCGTGCCCTTAGCCATAGTGCTTACTTGTACTATCTGCGCAGCTGCATTAAGAGTGCCATTTTCCGTGGCATCATTACCCTGCGCATCCACGGCCTCTATGGAGCAGCTGGGCAGGTCAAGGTCCTCACCTCCAGCTATATCCATGTTATCTGAAAAGTCCGCAGCTATTACCCACTCCTCCCACGGCTGTTTTTTCAATTTACCCGGCTTAATCTGATTAGTATTGAGTGCCATGCTGTGCCTCCCGTTTAAATATGCGCAGTACCCGCTCACGGTTAAACACACGCTCCACAGGCTCACGCCTAAATACCCGTGGTACAGCCTCACGCTTAAACACGTGTATGGCGGGCTCACGCTTAAATACTTTGTGCGGGGTTATCCCGCTTATATCCAGCGCAGTGGTCGTGGTGCTGGTGGTACCCTGTGCTGTGGTGGTCGTGGTCGTGGTAGCCATTACTGCTCACGCTCCCGCTTAAATACACGCAGCACCCGCTCACGCTTAAATACCCACTTGGCTTTTACTGCTGCGTATATTTGAAATATACCCCGCTTAAATAAATACCCTTGGCTGGCTTTGCTTTCAGGGCCAAAAGGGCGCCCCTTTGTGCTCATGCTCAGTGCATCACCCATGGGCTCAGTCCTCAGCTGGTCGTGGTGCTGGTGGTGCTGGTGGTGGTTAAAGTTACCCGGCTTACCTGATATGTTACCAGTTCCTGCCCGCTCCAGTTAGCATATACCTGATACTCCGCTGATAAATGGCCCTGATTCCACTGGGCCTTATTCCGTGTATCATATAACCGTATCCGGGCACTGGTTAAAAGTTTCTGGCCTTGGTAATCCACATAGGTGCACTGGTCCATCTGGTAATTTTCTTGCATTAGCCCCAGTGCTCTAATTAGCTCCGCCTCTATACTGGCCTGTGTGGCCACCACGGCGGCTATATCCACCTGTATGCTGGCCACGTTACCTTTAATGGTGGCTATATCAGCCTGTATCACAGTCTGGTCCGCCTCAATACTTATAAGCGCTGCACTTTCGGACTCAGTGAGCCCACTTACTCCAGTTTCCAGCACTATGGCATCCGCAGGCACTGTATCCCGTATATTTACTGTGTACTCACCCACTGTGGGCAGCCATGGCTCACCACCTCCATCCACCAGCAGATACCCGTTAACCAGATACAGCGCATGGTCTGCCTCATAAGGCCTCATCTGCCAGCCATACTGTAAAAACACATAATTACCTATGTACTGCTGGCCGGGTATAACAGTATCACCACCGGAGGTCCTAAACGGAAACTTAAATTTATTAAGGGCTCCATTATTAAGCCAGTCCTTTTTAACAGCACTATAAATATCACGGCGCACATCCAAAGCCAGCGCTCCAGCCATCGGGGCACTGGTCACGTACATCACACGGTTATTTACATCATAATCTAAATGTGCAGCCATCTGTGCCCACCTTTACTGGTTATTTTTCTGGTAAGCCTCCTCCAGTGCTTTCATCCGCATGTGGCGTGCCTTGGCATCTAAGTCCAGCGGTATGGATACCCGGCGCATAACACTATCCCACTCATCCCACACACTCTGGAGGCGGTACACCACCATAAACGGGTTACCCCCACGGAGGTCCCAGCTATCTGCAAAAAGGTGCCACCCGCCAAAATTAGGCAGCGCCTCCACAAAAGTTTTAAAGCCCTCCGGGGCCCCCTCAGCGGGTATGCCCTCCAGCTGCTCCTGCCTAAAACGGTTACACCAGTACCGGGCCCGCCTTAGGTTCATACGCTTGCGCAGGCCCTCCGGGTAATCCTGCCCGGCCAGCAGGTCACCCTTATACCGGCGCATGTTGCCATCTGGCGCCTTTTTTTGCTTAGCCATATCACCCTCCCTTTATTAAGGTGCTGTTGTGGTGGTAGAGCTGGTGGTGGTAGGTCCGCCAGCCGGATTAAGGTAAGTACGCTCATCCGGGGCGTTAATCGGAAAGCTGAGCCCCGTGTTAGCCGTAATGGTAAACTCTGCGAATACCCACTCACTATCATTAAGGCCCTGCGCCACTATTACCACCGGGGCATCCTCACCAGAGTCCCGCCCACCTTGCACGTTATTGTCATAGTCAAAATCAAAACTAATATTTTGCTGGGTAATCTGCCCCTGTATTGGGCTGCTCCCATTATCATTAACCACTATGGCATCCACAGAGTCAAAGGGTTTTTCCTCCACAGTTACCGTATCACCAGCGGACTCATTTACCTGCGTGCGGCCCAGCGTATCTGTATAAGCTATGCTGGTGGCCGCTCCGGGGGCAGTGGCCTTTTTAAGCCCATTGTTAGCCGGGTTAGCTAAAAAACCACTTACATAAAAATGGTCATTTGTGGTTAGGTTACTAAAGTCCACCAGCGCCGTGCTGTTTATGGTAGCAGCGGCCCCGGAGGCCCCGCTGATACTCACATCATTACCACTCTGGCTGCGCACATTTCTAAAATACATGCGGTACAGAGTATCAGCGTTAGTTTCATTAACTAAATTAGAGCTAAACACCATAGTGCCTGCGGCCACAAAAGGGTAAGTCTGGTCGCCGCTGGTTACGGGCACATCCTCACTATCCAGCCCGCCGCCATCCACGGTAATATCATGCAGCACTATGTCATTAGTGATATTGCTATTAAAATTATCAAAACATACACCCGGCCAGCTGTGCAGCGTATCACCCACATAGTAGCACAGCCGCACGGCCACCTCACCGTTAACAGTGCCATAGCCATCCGTTTCCGGGTCATCATTTATGTTAGAGGATTTACGGAGGCGCTGCTGGCAGAATTTATAAATCTCAGAGTCATCCGGCTCCGTGGCCACACCGTTATACTGCACTGCCCGGTTAAACGCATAGTAATTAGCACCTATCTGGCGCTCACCGGGGTATGCCTCCCATGAGGAAGTCCCGCCAAAAGAGGCCCACGCACCACCCGGACTCACCACCGTACCGGGGCTGGTACACCGTGCCCACCGGCCTGCACCATCCTGCACCACATCATCTGCCACATAGCTCTGAGCTGCGGCGGTTTCAAAAAGTTGGCCCGTATAATATTGCAGCTCCATATCCTGATAAGGGTCCACAGCAGTATCTATATACGCCTCAGTGGTGCCGGTATTTTTAATATCATCGGCATTAGATAAAGGCAGCCTGTACGCTATGTAAGTAAGCGCACTGTACCCCTGCTCTGTGAGCAGGTTGTAATCACTGTACGTGCGCTGCCACATGCGCAAAAACACTTTTAAAAAGTCCCGGTAATCATTACTGCCGCCATCATAAATCTGTATGGGCTCATCCAGTGGGCCCGTTTTATCAAAATTGGTCACGTTCTGGTCAAAGCCCGCCACCTGCTGATAATTGGCCTGCTGCGTATCATCATACTGGCTACCCAGTGAAATGATACACGCATACTCAGAGCCATCTATTTCCTGCCAGCCTGCATCCCTAATGAGGTCACGGGTCTGCGCATTAGCAAAGCTCCAGCCATACTGCATAATAAATTTAGCCTCATAAATGGCTTTAATCGGAAACTTAAATTTATTAAGTACGCTGTTACTTTTCCACTCCTCCTTAAGAAAAGAGTACAGGCACTGCTTTGTCACGCCAGAGCCACTGCCGGGGCTGGCATCACTTAAGCTACCAGCTACCCTAAGCTCTATGGTTTTAGCGGCGGTTACTATTGCCACCTCCTCAGTCGTGGGCGTGCCATCCACATCCAAACTCAAAAAATCAGGGTCAACTATCTTAGCCATGTCATTACCTCCTTATGGGTTTTTAATTTTTACCTCCCCACTGGCACCCCTGTGTGCCCAGCCGGGTACTAAGTGCGCACGCCGCACTTACGTGGTAGTGGTCGTACTGGTGGTGCTGGTAGTGGTGCACCGCCCTAAGTATGTTACGTTTTTATCCTTACGCTGCTGTATTGGTATCTCAGCATTTTGGTTAGTTATCAGCACATTTTCAATAGCTATAAACTCATAGCACTCATGGTGTATTAAAATATCCACGGTTATGTCACCCGCATACACATAAGTAAAATTAGTTTCACCGGAGGCGGTTACGTTTTCCACATGGAATACCTCAGAGGCGCCCTGCATGTAAGTCACCTCTGTGCCCGGCCTCACGCCAGTTAGCTTATGCGTGTACTGCACAGCCGGGTAATACTGGGTGCCATCATCCGCTGTAAAATATGCCACAGTCCCACTGCCTCTGTTACGCAGCCACACACCCTCTGTGAGGTTTACATTACGGGCTGTATAATATCCAGAGGTACCGCTGTAAAGCATCTGGCTCTGCTCATCCTCACCCCACGCCACTATATCCAGTATCTGGCTGTACGTGGCCGGGCTGCTGGCCATAAAGGCTGCTAAATAATCATAAACGGTCTGGAGGCTCAGGCTGTTGCAGTTAATTTCCCATGTGTACTCATCATAAAAGCTGCCTGTACCACTCAGGTGCGCATATGCTGCAAAGCTGGAAACTCCGCCGCTCAGGGCTAAGTCATTTACAAACTCTGTACCGTTCCAGCCATCCAGCACAAGCGTACCCTCCGTGGCGGTCCCTAAATATTCCACCACGGTACCGGAGGCCCCGGAGGTGGCCTGCGTAATCGTTTCACCTACACTGGGCACAGAGCCCGTACCGCCATCATAGTTAAGCACTTTCATGGGGCGGGTATCAGTTTCACCTGTGCCATGTTTTTCTATTGTAATGCCGGAGCCCGCAGCCAGTGCCGTGGCTTGGTTAGTTTCAGCCACTGCATTATCCACGCTGAGCCCTATGGGCTGGTCTATGGCCTCACTTACTGCAAGGGCGCCGATAAAGGGTGTGTACCCATGTTTATAAATATGCAGCGCAAAATCACCCCGGACTGTGGGCACAATACCGGGCCCGCCTGCGCTGGTAGTGGTCGTGGTGGTCTGCTCATCCGGGTTAGTAAACTCCCGCTTTAAAATATCCACACTGTACTCACCTAAGCTATCCGTGGCGCCATAGTGGGGCACATCCTGAGCCAGCAGGCCCTCATAAATGAGCACACGGGCGGTCTGTATGGCCGTGCCCGCTGGGGTGGTTATCAGGGTATCAAAGCTAAACAGCTCCTGCACATACTCACCATTAGGTGTACTCACCACGAAGTCTATCTGGTCCTGCGTATCCACATCTATGGTCCACACAGGGTTTACTATTTTCCAGTATTTTTCATCATAGACCGTGATAAACTTGGCCATGTTAACAAAGCTAACATTTTTAAGCGTAATGGTATCCGGGCTGCTATCATTATCAGTATCAAAGCCATTCACGGCTACTAAAACCAGTGACTGTATATCTGTGGAGCCATCCACAGTTACCTGCTCACTGCCGCCCTCCAGCCCTTGTATAATGCTATCGTAAATTTCCAGTGCGCCGGTTAAATTCATTTGATATGAGCACTTAAATAGCTTGGCCCGGCGCATCACAACTGTGCCCGCAAAATATGAGCGGTTATTTTTAACTGCACTCATAAAAAAGTCATATAACCACCCATATCCGCCGCTTTTAATATCAAAAGCCAGCTCACCATCCACAGCCGGTGTGGGCACAATATACCCACCACTTACGGGCTTACCACCTGATAAATACCCCACATATAAACTGCCGCCGCTATACACCACTATATCTGCATTAGTGGTACTGCTATTATCCACAGTTTCAATACTGTGCCCATCCAGCAGTGCAAAGCCTCCACCGCTGCTTACTTCAATTACAGCAGCAGCGGCCCAGTCAGTTACCCGCTTAAGCAGTTCCTTAAAGCTGTTGCCCTTGCTATCCATATCCGTAGTTACATATGGAATACCGTAAGCATCACCTGAGGCGGGCTGGCTATCCCACGGCTCATTAACTGTGCAGGTTACAGGCCCAGTCCCGCTTTGAGCTGTTATATACCGCACTTGGTCCTTAGCACCGCCCTTATCTAAGTGCACCAGCCTGCCCACATAAGTGGCCGTGCCATCAGTAGGTGGGCCCACCACGTTGCCATTATTGTTAGTACCCATAGGGTTACTAAAAATTATCTCATCACTGGCAGCAGCAGCCTGTGAGGGCAGCGCCTCACCTGTGCTGTCTTTTGCATACGTGGTACAATTTAATGGAGTGGCTATGGCCATCTTTTTATCCTTTTATTTTCATTTTATCAGGCAGCTTAATACTTAGCTTTTTTTCCAGCTTGTTTATGCGTTCTGGCGCCAGCTCCCGCTCACCCCTCAGGCACTGGCTCAGGTGCACACTGCTCATACCCAGCTCCTGTGCCAGCTCCCAAAAAGGCACTTTATCCGCCTTGGCCTTAAGCATCACAGTCCGTGTTACATCCACCTTAGCCATGGGGCACTCCTTTGGGCATCCGCCCTATTTTCAGCCTGTGGCGCTCATTACGCCCATATGGCTGGTCATGCAGCACCTCCCACTCCTGCGCCAGCTCCTCCTGTGGGGCGCTGTGGTCGAATACCCGCACATCTATGAGTATGGCGCTGCGCTCATCATAGGGCGCCAGCGTGCGGGTCAAGTCCTTTATCATGTTTTTAAGCCCATTATCCTCTGGCATGGTACCATCCCTACCCGGTAAGGGTTAAAGTCCTCATATACGGCCCCTCAGGCGGCCTGAGGGGCCATTTTGACTAATATTTGAAGTACATCACTCTGTACCGGGCCTTAGGCCACCCGGCGCACTGGGGGCAGGGTAGTACCTTATACCAAAAGTTACTCCACCCTGCGCATACTGAGGGTCATCACTCCATGCTACCTCACTTTCACTGGCCTTGGTCCAGTTACCTGCACCATCATCTGCCTCCAGCACGGACTTTAAGCCCACAAAGTATGAGCCCTTAGCGCCCAGCGTAAAAGTAAGCGTGGTGTTTTGCGTACTGCCCACCTCAGCAGGGTTAGTTTTATTGGGGTCTGTTGCTGCATTAGCCAGATACACCACATACGTTACACGCTCACCAGCAGCCGGTACAGGGTTACCAGATACATCCGTGGTCACTGCATCCCATGCCACCGTGGCCTGATTAGCCGTATGCCATTCCAGCGCCCATGCAACCGTGGCCGTTAATAATACGGCCATAAAGGCTGCCATAATCCAGTGTTTTTTAAATCTGCTCATCATTTTTTTACCTCCGTTAAGTTATGTTATTAATGGCCTCTGCCCTTCCAAAAACGATTTTTTTCACGGTAAATGTGATAAAAGTAAAGCCCCGGCATGCAGTAAAGTTTATAACCGGCCTTACTCACATCACGGCTGTACGCATTATCAACACCCATTAGGCGCTTACGGTTTTCATCAAAGCCCCCGGCTGCGGTCCATGCAGTTTTACTGGTTAGAATAAAAAACCCGCTCAGGGCCCCCGGTATGCGTTTTACAGTGGTCTTAATCAGCAGGCCGTTACCATCGGTCACGTTATACTGCTGGTGCATTTTTTGGGCATACGCTATGTGCTCAGTAACATCATGGCTCTGTGGCGGAGGGTCATCTGGCATAAACCGGGCGGCCTTTTGGCTGTTGCTGCCTATGCGGTTAGTTACGCACGTAATCCAGCCAGCATCCCCGCCCACCTGCTCTATGGCGCTCACACAGCAATCATACCAGTGAGGGTTACAATTAAACAGGTCATGGTCCAGCATAAGCACCCACTCTGTGGTAGCGGCCTGCATATACTCATTATATGCAGCAGCCAGCTGGCGCCCCGGCTTATAAGGTATGCCCACGGTTATTTTATCCATGGCTCCTCCTTTTGGCCCTATCGGCCAGCTCCGGGGTTATGTGCTCAGTATCATCTATGGAGCGCCCTATAAACTCACTAATGATAAGCGCCGTGGCCTTGGTCCTATACATCAGGTCCGCATAATCCACAGTTTTGTATTTTACCCAGCCATTACAGGCCTCCAGCGCCGCCTTTTGGTAGGCTATGGCTAAATCCCTAAACTGCCCACCCTCCCGCTCCTTATTACCACGGCGCAGCATACTGCCCACTATATCATCAGTGGGCCTGCACGTTAATAGTATCCGCACATCCTCTGAGTTAATACCCGCCGCACCTATCACCCCCAGCCATATGGGCAGGGTTAGGCAGGTCCGGGGGTCCTTAAAGCCCCAGTCTGCATACGTTCTATCATACTCCTCCACCAGTATCTGCATCTGCATCCGGGTTTCATATCTTACCCGCTCCACCGTTATAGTAGGCACAACCGGGTCAAAACTTTTCACCCTATACGCATGGTCCCGCAGTATCTGGTCATTTAGCACCCTAAACTCCTTATTTTCATAAAAGCCCTTAGGGTTTTCTTTCATAGGGGGCGGGTACCAGCTACCCTCCCGGCCCATTATGATACCATTACTGTGTAGCATGCCAGCCAGCGCACTGGTACCGCTCCTGTGCATGCCTACCACTAAAACTATCATCATGGCCTCCTTTACACGTTTAAAGTTACGTTATCCTTACGCACAAACCATATGCGGCCCCTATTGCCATGCGCCCCATTAAACAGCTCATGCACCGCCTGTATTACTCCGTAAGTAGGTTTATTAATATAGTCATCACCTGCTATGAGCCCACCCGGCTTTACTTTAGGCCACCACGCTATTATATCCTCACGTACATAAGGGTATCCATGGTTACCATCTATAAAAACAAAGTCCAGCCCACTGTTAGGTAGCAGGTCCGCTGCATGCGTGCTTAGCATCTGGAGGGGCAGCACCCGCTCACCATAGGGCCCCATCACATGCTTAACAAAACGGTCCCGTATGTGTGCCCAGTTAGCATTATATACATACCCTGCTTTATTAGGGCAGTGGCGCTTAAACTCATCCAGCTCAGTCCACGGGTCCACACATATCAATTTACGCAAACCGGGCAGAGCCTCCAGCAGGCCTTTAGAGGTATCACCTCTAAATACACCCACCTCTGCTCCTACCTCATGGGGTCTATCCGTTAGCAGCTTTACCAGCTGCCTGCTGTTGAAACTCACCGGCTACTCCTTTATGGTCCACCTCAATATCATGGCGCCATGTGCTGGTGCATATAATGTGCTTAAAGTTAACCCGGTCCTTATGCCGGTGCACCACCTCCAGCGCTTTAAGTATCTGGTCATCACTCAAAGTTATGGGCTCCAGCCCTAAATCCAAAAACTGGGCATTATCCAGCCGCAGCGCATTACTTACCGCCTCCACCCGTGGGTTAGCATAAAAACGTATTTCAGCGCCTGTTATTTGCGCTATACGCTGCGCTAAGTCCATAAGCCTAAGCTGCTCCGTGGTCTGATTAAAAACATGCACACGTGAGCGCTCAGGCGGCGCCTCTATGGCCATCCGCACACACTGCACGGTATTCTGTATATGGATAAATGCCCGGACCTGCTCACCGGTACCGTACACTGTAAGCGGGTGGCCTGTGGCGCCCTGCATGATAAAGCGGTTAAGCACCGTGCCATAATCACCATCATAGTCATAGCGGTTAACCAGCTCCGGGTGCAGGGCTGTATCCTCTGTTTCAGTGCCCCAAACCACACCTTGGTGCAGGTCTGTTATTCGCATGCGGTCATTTTTATTATAGTAATAAAACAGCATGCCATCCATTACCTTGGTCATGTGATAAACGCTGCCGGGGTCTGGCGGGTACATTATCTGCTTAACTAAAGTGTGCTCACCGCTGCGCAGCTCAGCATCTATATACCCCTCCGGTATTTTAAAATCTGAGTCACCGCTGTATCCATACACTCCTGTGGTGCCTAAATGCACCACGTGCGTATCCAGCCGGAGGTCCACCAGAGCGCACAGCAGGTTATGGGTGGCCATGATATTATTACGCACCGTGTAAAGTTTATGCGCTGCGTTTTTCATGGAGTACGGAGCTGCCCGCTGCTCTGCAAAATGTACCACTGCATCTGGCTCCAGCTTTTTTAACACATCATACAGGCCATGATAATTACGGGCTATATCCACCCGCTTAAAAAATAGCTTTTTGCCAGTTAGCTTACGCCACCGGTTTACCCGGTTATCCATAGTGGTTATGGGGGTTAAGCTCCCACAGCCCAGCTCCACATCTATGGTGCGCCTGCTAAAGTTATCCACCACAGTTACATCATATCCGGCTGCACTCAGGTGCAGCGCAGTGGGCCAGCCACAAAATCCATCACCGCCCAGCACTATTATACGGGCCATGTTTTAGCTCCCTTTTGAATAGTTTTACACAATCATCCTTAGTTAGCTTATGCACATTACCGGTCCATATTACATCATCAGGATGGTTACGGCCCGGTAGGCCGTAAGATAAAGGCAGGGTGCTATATTTCAGGTCCGGCATTACCTCAGTAAATCCGTGCCAGCAGCTGGCCTGCCCCCAGCCTACCGGGCGCTGTGGAGGGGGCACACGGTCTATGTGATACCGCCACCGGTCAAAAAAATGCCGTACCCCATTACTGCCTTTTAAAAAAATACAGTCTATGGTTATCCGGGCCTTAAGCGTGGGGTGCCCCGGCCTCAGTTTAAGCCATATATCAGCCTCCTCCATCATAGCAGGCAGGCCCTCCAGCGGGCGCCTAAAAAGTGTATCAATATCAAAATGTGCTACAAAATTGGGCATAACGCCCTCCCAGTCTGGTAACTCATTACGTGGCCGGGTGGGCACACCCCATATTAAATCATACAGCGCTTTTATCCGGTCATCACCAGCGGTCATTAGTTTCCATACCCGGTTTTTATTCGATACAAAACGGCCCTCACACTCCCGCTTATATTTCCTAAGGGTGGGTACATCCACTCCCGCCTGCTTAGCCCAGTCCTCCATAGGTATAGACCTGTTTACGATATGCAGCAGCTCCTCCGGGTAACACAGCCGCAGGCTTTGTATCTGCACCGGGCTCAGGCTCCGGGTATCCAGCCACACCAGAGGCGCCGCTGTGCCCATAACCTTATGCAGACTCAATAAAAATACCTCAGCCATGGGCACAAAACCATTAGTCAGATAGGAGTGCACTAACATGCCGCACCTCCCTCCACCTCACTAATATCACAAGCCTCACCCGTGTGCTCAGGGGCATCCACCTCCAGTATTTCAGTTTTAGGCATATCCGGGGGGTCTATGCTGTGAGCCAGCTTACAGGCCTCATCCAGCAGAGGCTTAAACTGTGTGTGCCATATGCGCTCAAAACTAAAAGCCCACATATGTTTTTTAGGCCATAGGTTAGGTATAATGCGCACCTTGGCTAAATGGTCAAAATACGGCTCCTCACTGGGCATGTAGTTTACCTGCTGGAGGTCACCGGTCTGGCCATCCATGCGGCCCGGTGTTTTATATGAGGTATCCAGCCACAGGGTCCGGTCCTTATCGGCCAGCTCCTGTAAGCAAGGCAGGTGCTGATTAAGCACCAGCAGGTTACCGCTTATCTGCGCCTCCTGAAAAGCGTTTCCAGTGGTTTCACGCCAGCTGGCAAAAACAAAAAGGTTAGATATTTGCATCAGGTCCCGCACCACCTTGCGGGGCATAGGCCGGTAATCATCCAGCTCATGGGTAAACATATAATCCTCACCCTCTATCAGGCCCCGCTGTGCAATATACTGGCGCTTTTGGCCTATCTCATGCTGCACCTTACGGGCGTTAGCATTACAAAATACCAGCCCCACACTATGCCCGGCCCTTTTGAGCCCAGCCATTACCCGTATCACGCCATCTATACCCTTGGCATCCATCCGGGTGGAGCAGTGTGGAAACACACACACGGCCTCCTTTTCATACAGCTTAAGCTGCTTAATGATTTTCCAGCTAAATGGGTGCATGTTAAAAAATACACGGGGGTCCTTAGGGTTATGCACAAAGCGCACCCACTTAGGCTCTGTATCATACATCTGGCACAGCTGGAGGCTTTCAGACTCATTAAGATAAACTAAAAAGCTGCGGTCCATCATCTGAAAGCGCAGGCTATCCGGGTCCTTTAAGTTTAGATTATTAGGGCGGGTTACCCAGCTGCTGTGTATCCAGTGGCACCACCATGGCCGTATCACTCTGGCTGCGTTACGGGCGGCCTGATTCCATGCCAAAAAATTACCCTTGCGCTGGTAAATAATATCCGGGGTTAGCACCACATCATAATCAGCCAGCAGACTCACGTACTGCTCCGTAAAACGCTCCACTTTTTCCTTATACGGTCTGGAGCCCGGTATGGTGTAAAGTACGCTCTGCTGGTTAGGATATGAGCCCGGCGGGCAGTTTTTGGCTGTAAAAAAAGTAAAGTCCACGCCAAAATATTCCAGCATCTTAGCCCGCTCATACCACCCCACAGCCAGCGCATAGCTGGGTGCAAAGCTCTGAAAGTGTGACAAAATAGCTACCCTCATAATTATCCTCCTTACTTTTTTAAAGTTACGCCACCCCATATCTGGTGGCCGTACACGTTAAAAAACGCCACATAATGTGTTTTATTATACAGTACCTACCTGTATTATCAATAAATTTATGCGCCCTGTAATGAGCCCACTGATATATACGTGGCGGGCTCCATAGGTGTTTCTGTGGTGCCTGTGGTCGTAGTGCTGGTGGTGGTCGTGGTGCTGGTGGTCGTGCTTATATAATCCGCAAGGGCTGGCGCACTCTGCCCACCTGTGCCCACGCTAAAATAGTCCACCCACGTGGCATCACCATTGTAACTGCCCAGCCCCACTGTACCATACACACCTGCGTGGGCACTATCGGTTACCTCAATATCCCATGTGCCGGGCTGGTCTGAGGGCTGCCCGGTCCACACTTTGGCTTTTACAGCATTACCTATTACCTGAAAGCGTACCCAATACCAATATGTGCTCAGTGTTTTGGCCTTGGTGGGCCCTATCTGGCTGGCTACATTATTTACCCACTTGTATGCCTTAATCTGGTCATCATTAGGAAATAGGCGCAGCGTATAGCCGTTTTTATTACTGGTGCCTCCGGTCTGCCTCAATATCACGCTAAAATAATTCTGCCCGGCCAGTGGGCTGGGGTCATTAAACTGCACTTTGGCCAGCACATCCACATCCTTAGCCACGCCCACATCATTCCAGTCTGCCATGTAATGGCCAAAAGTGCTGTGGTCTATCAGCAGGTACTGGGCCCCATATTGGCCGCCATCATCCTTTACCGTAATGGCTGCCACAGGCGCCTCCCAGCGCTCAGTCCAGTCACTGGGCGCCACATCCGGGCTGTATCCGCTCCAGTTAGTGGAATACTGAGCCCCCGCCTCTATGGTGGCGCTGCTGGTCGTGCTGGCGCTGGTGGTCGTGGTGGTCGTGGTGGTGGTAATTGCACCCGCCTCCATCATTTCCAGCTCTGCCAGATAAATATATGAGCTACCGAGTGTATGTATAGGGTCAAAGCGGTAATATTTATAGGCCACAGCATTAGCAAAAATCCACGTTCGTTTTTCGTTTGCGTTATCATAAAGTCCACCAGCTACATCTAACAGGGTTACCTCCTCACCCCCAAAAGCACCGGTCATGCTGGCTTTAAGGGTCCACTCATGTGGCACACGGCTGGAGTTAACACTGCTGGGCTGCATGGTTACCTTACGTATCACTTTACCATCTGGCCAGTAAGCCTGTAACCAGTCTGTGGTGCTGCCAGTGGACCAGTATGTACTTAAATTATCATCCACGCAGTTAGCTGGAGTACCTGAGCCTGCACTCATGCTGGCGCTACCGGTCTGGTCTGCTCCGAAACTTTCCACCTCACTGGGAGGTGCCAGTAGCTCCATTTCATAATAATAGATATAAAAAGAATTATTGCCGTAAATATTGGCTACCCGGTAAAACTTATAGGCTGTATCATTAGGTACATACCACTCACGCCACTCACCAGTCCATCCGGTCTGGTTAGTGACTTGCAGCAAGGTTACCTCCTCACCCCCAAAAGCACCGGTATTACTGGCCAGCAGGTCAAAACTTTTCATATCCCGGCCATCTGCGCCCGTGCTGTACCATCTTATTTTATACACAGTGTACGCTTTAACCAGCTCCTGCGTCACCCAGTAAGGCTGGCCACCATATCCCATATAGCCTGCATAAGCTATGCTGCCATCACACAAAGCAGCGTGCTCCGAAAAATTAGTATAATTACTCACACGCATATCACTCCACTCACCGTTTACTCGCACCAGCTCACCCTCATAAACGGTTGTGGTGGTATGTGTAGTGGTGGAGGTGCTGGTGGTCGTGGTAGCAAAATTTAATCCCAGCCCCCACTTGATATTTAGATAATGTGTTATTTTTTCAGTCTGTATGGGGCTCAGTCTGCGGTCATATATTATAACCTCTGCTATTTGCCCCGCTAAATTCCACTCCCATGAGGTGCCTATACGGTGTGCGCCTATAAGTACATCATGGAAACCAGTATTAGGGGTGCCACTTATAGCAGAAGCGCCATCCGAATTTAGGTTTACATGCGTCTGCACCACTGAGTCTGTATTTTTACCTACTATCAGCATCCATGCACCCACTGTGTACGGCTCATAATCCATGTACCCAGTGGTGCCTGAAATTGGCCCATACTCTACATTACCATCATTTCTGGCACGGAGGTTAAATATACGTGTGCCCTCCGCTTGGTCTAAATCCACTAAACCTCCCCAGGTAGCAGCAGAGCTGGTTTTTTTAATTACTGCAAAAATCGTATGCTGTGTATCGGTAATCTCTAACTGGGAGGTGGACTGGAGCCAGTCATTACTGCCATCAAACTGCACCACCGATAGACCATTTAAAACAGCGGTTTTATAAAGTGGTTTCTCACCAGCGTTACTCTGCTGCACATCCACGCCCTCACCAGATTTATCTGCCCACAGAGCCACCTCATCACTATCTAAACTAACATTTTCAACCTTACCTGTATCCTTATAAAGCGTGGCCGGGTCTGAGGCATCCAGCCACTCTATGCAGTTCGCAATAGTCAAAGGCACTGGCAAACTGGTAGTGGTAGTGCCTGTGGTCGTGGTGCTGGTGGTGGTCGTGGTGGTGGTCGTGGTGCTGGTGGAGGTGGTATCATAGCTGGGCTGTGCTATGGGCCATAAGTTACTATCATGCTCATACAATATGTGCTCACAGTACACATCCGCATTAAATGTGCATACACCCCACTCACCTGCTGCGGTCACCGGGCTGGTATCTGTATGGTCTATATCCCATGTGCCCGGCTCTGCGGCCATCCTACCCCACAGGCGGGCTTTAATCACAGCGCCATCCAGCCTCATGCGTATCCAGTACCAGCTATCTGCATTAATAGTTTTACTGGCCTCCGCCCGGTCACTGCTGGTGCCATTATTATACCGGCGCAGTTTCAGCTTATTATCAGCCGGGTCCATAAATACCACGTATCCGGTTTCTGTGCCCACTGCCCCGCTTATCCGGGCCCCCAGTCCTCCTGCAAAAGTGCTAAACGCATCCTTAGCCTGCAATAGTCCCAGCAGCTCACCCCGTGCCTTTATGCCTATATTACGGGTTACCGCTATCTTAGCATTACTGGTTTTATCTAAAAATAAACTCAGCGCCCCCTTAGCTGCTTTTACGGAGGTATCCACGTTAGCTGTATCCCACGTTTCAGTCCAGCCCGTAGGCGGGTCATCCTCCACCATGCCCTCAAAATCCTCCTCCCAGTAATGGCTGGTGGTGCTGGTCGTGGTGGTGGTGGTAGAAGTAAACGCCCACAGCACTTGCAGCCGTATCTGTGAAACTCGCAGGTCATTTGTTTCTTGGCTCATCACAAAACCTTACGCTGCTGTTGAGGTTGTAGAGGTTGAGGTTGTGGAGGTCGTGACTTCCTTACTTAATTTAACTCCTATTTCACACGCATTTATTTTGGCCTTTGTCCACGGGTTACTATCGCTGGGGTCAGCGGTCCACAAGCCACGCCGTATTCTATAAGCAGTATTAGGTACATTCCATAAAGTCCCATCATAATCAACTGAGCTTTTCCTTAAAAATGGCGTCATATCTAAATTAGCAAGGTCCTCCGTTCGTGCTATGGCTGGCGTAAGCTGAATGGCTTTTATTCGCCTATCCACTATATCTGAATCCACACTTGCAATCGTATATGAATCTCTGTCACCATCAGTATCAGCCTCAACATAATCAGTTTCACTGTATGGGTCATCATCCACGCACTCATAATTACTCCCAGCACTTGGAGTAAATTGGCCATAATTACCAGCACCATTTGGTAAGGCAGGGTCAACCCTGCATTTTCCAAGAAAATCATTTAACCCTGAGCCATCCACTGCAAGGAAATATAGATCATCAAATTGAAACCCTGCCCACGCATCGCCCCTAAATGTAACACCCACGTGGCTTGCTCCGGTTGAATATCGGGTATCGCCGGTAAAATCACGAATGGTATTTCCATTTACTTTTAAATGGTATCTGCCTGTTGAGCTATGCCGCTTGTAATACCATTCCACATAAGCCCATGTACCCTCTGGCAAATAAACATCATATGCCGGATAGTCCGTATTCCACATTTTAACCCGTATATAATCCTGAATAAATCTAACTTGAAACGCATCAGTATATGAGCCGGAGGTCATGTATGAGTGCACGGAAAAAGAGTTATTCCAATTAGTTCTTTTAGCGGCAAATCCCACAATATAACCAACTGTATCCGCCGAATAGCCCCACACTGTGCCGTTTAAATACCACCACGAAGTAGTGGTATTACTCCCCGGCCTACCCCATGCCTTACCACGGCCAAACCTCCCTGTATATTGGGTCATATCAGTCGGTGGCGTTCCGTATCCTGTAAATACTAAGCCGGGGTTATTCGCTGGTATAGTTTCAAAACCCTCACACATCAAGAGCGTCATTATTCTGCCTCCCTAAACGGTAGTGGTGGTGGTCGTAGTGGTCGTGGTCCGGTCCGCCACATCCGGGCGCTCTAAAATAATATTCCAGCTCACATCCTGCATACTGCCATCCGCAGGGTTAGGCCCGGTTAACTCCAGCAGGTCACCGTTATAAAACTGCACATCTGCGGCCACACTAAAGCTGGCCCAGTGGCCTCCGGTGTTTACCGTGGCCGTGCCTACCTGCACACCGTTGCGCTTTATGCTAAACACCCGTGGAGCAGTAGGCCCTGTGCCCACATATAGCTTACTGCCCGGCGCCCCGGCTTTAAGTTTCATCTGCCTGCCAGTGATACCCTGCATAAGCAGCGCTCCGCTGTTAAGCACATCACCTAAATACTGCCCCATAAAATCAAAACGCCGGGGCCCACGTATATCATTAAGCGCTTGGTCCAGCTCACCTAAAGGGGCGTTCATATCCGCCGCTTTGTATTCTGTTACACCATCACTATACGGTGTATGGTAAAATTCACTCATGGGGTATTACCTCCCTTTTTTATAAATGAGCCCAGCAGGCTCTGCATAGCCGGATTATCCTTAAATAAAGGATTATCCATAAGCGGCTTAAAGGCTGCCGCTATATCCGGGCGCTGGCTGGGGTCCGGCATGGCCTCCAGTATGTCACTTAACATACTCATAATTGTGTGCTGGTTTTTTATTATTTCATCCAGTTTATCAGTTAGCTCACTCATACGGGGTCACCTCCAGAGTCCAGTAAAGTTATAGGTACCACCTGTGTAAGGCTGGGGTAATTATTAAAATCTATGCGCAAAAGTGGGCTCACCTCTGGCGTAGCCAGCTGGTTACGCTCATAATAAAATGTGCATGAGCTGGTGCATGTTTTGGAGGCGCTGCTGCCAAAGCCTGAGGTGCTGGCGCTCACTCCGCCTGTGCCCGCCAGCAGGCTTAGGGTGGCGGTCTGGCTTATACTGCGGCTAACACCATACTGGTCCTTTATCGAAAAAGTTATGGAGCCATAAGGTGTATCATCCACAGCGCTCCATGTCATAGTTAAGGTGCCATAGGTGCCATCCTTATAAATCGGCGCCCCGGCTGAAATTGTAACTGTATTAGGATATGGAGCGGTCCACTCCACTCCTATCCAGTTCTGTGGTATGGAGGTCATGCCTCCGTAAATAAACAGATAGCCTATAAGCACATGCCCGGAGGGCACTGCGGGCTTAGTGGGCTCAGTGCTCAGGCTAACAGCTGTGCCCTTAACCACATCCACTGTGCCATCTGCCCCTATCACTAAAGCATCATACCGGCCAGAGCCTGCACTGGGCGCCGCCTCTATGGTCACCGGGGTTACATCATCACCCCAGCCCATAAGTGTGCCCACTCCCATGGTCATGGGCGCCGGGTCATCCATTACTATGTACCCGGTTATATCTATGGTATAAACATAAGTGGTGCCATTTATGCGGTAAGTGCCATCATTAACGTAAATATTCATACCCCCGCCACCGTACTCCAGTATCTGCATACCAGTTACTATACCATCAGTTAGCTCTGTGGGCGTGGGCAGCTGGTCACCCTCCACAGGGCTGGGTATGGCCCGGCCATGGCCCACCAGTTCTATGAAACCCTGAGCCCCGGACCGGTGCCTTATGCGCACAGCGTTACCCCGCTTAAGCCATGTAGGGGTCACTTTCCAGTTACGTGGATAGTGTACCTTTATCGTGTTATTACTGCCCTGTATTTTAACCAGCGCATAAAAGTTATTGGTATCCACGCTCCACACTATGGCATCACGGTCTGTAATGGTCCAGCGCCTCAGCTGGTCCAGCCTTTTGCGTGTTATGCTTTTATTATACAGCCGCATTAGGGTATATACCTCCAGCCATCTATCTCATCAAAAACACCCTCCCCCTTTGTGTACGTGCGCTCCAGACTCACCATCAGCAGCTCCATGCCCTCACCGCTATATGGGTGGTACACTTTTATTTTATCCAGCAGCTCATCCTGTAAATGTGCCAGCTTTGTAAAACGTATGCGGCTGCGCTGTGCCTTAACCATAGCAAGGTTACCCTCAGCCACACGCCTGCACTCTGTTACGCTGTTACACAGGGGGTCTGTTATTTCCTCTGTAATTATTTCACCATTTAGCTTTTGCTGCATTTCATAGTCATTAGCCTCATACTGTATGGTATTTTTCACCCGGCCCAGCGGGCGGGCCCACACTTCATATTGATACTGCGCCATGGCTGCCAGTATATACATCACTAAGCTGGCGGCTATGGCCAGCGCCACTATCCATGGCCCGCAGTACACGCAGCCCCATGCACCCCATGCACTTACCACCATGGCTATAATGGCGCCCACCAGCGCTGCGGTTAAATCCTTTACCCGTATGGTAACCGTTATATACTTCTCATACGGGTCCACATATGTTATCTCTACACCGCCATCACCCATGGCCAGCTGGTCCAGCAGCAGCCCGTACTCCTTTGGGCTGTGTATCACTTCCAGCCGTGGGTTTCTGCACTGGCGCTCACCATCCTCATCATAGTAAATATCCTCAGTGGTTTTTTTAACCCACCAGCCCACAGTACCGCTGCGGCTGGTTATCATTTCCTCATCATGCAGTACCTCTGTATAGTCATTACTTTCACCTATCACCCGCACCCGGTTAGTGTAGTCACTATAATTATCATCCGGGCTAAAATTTTGCAGCTTGGTATCATCACCATACTCATGGTCCACACTCTGCGTAAGGCTCACGGGCCTGCATGTAAATACACCATCTGCATCCTCAAACATGGCATAAAAAAAGTGGTCACATATTTCCTCAATTATTTCCCACAGGGTTTTATCTATCCACTGGTAATAAAGGCTGTGCTCAGCACTAAAAACCGGTATGCTGTAATCAGAATTTAGCCATGTGGTATGGTCATCTAACAGGTCCCTAATAACATCATCAGGCATGCTCCCGCTGTAAAGTGCACTCACCGCTACCTGCTGGTACCGCCATATAGTAGTTTTACCCGTACAGCTCAGGCTGAGCACAGGGTGGTCACCCCGTTTGTAACTCAGCTGCACAGTATCCACTATAAATGTGCCTTGGTTTACCCAGTAGTTATACCCGCTTATAATCTCACCTATACGCACCGCCACCTTGCGGCCTTTTTGGCCCACCACGTTTTTTGTGCTCAGCAGGTTCTGCGGGTCATACAGGTATCCATTAGCCAGCTTAAAATCCAGCTTGTTTTCACGCTTAAGCTCCCACTTAATAGTAACTGGGCCCGTTATATCATCAGTTATATCTATCTCACCTAAATCATTATCCCAGTAAAGCACATTTTGCGCCTGCTCCCAGTCTATGTGATTCCACACCACCCACGCCACATCATCCAGAGCCACCACGGCTGTGGGCTTTGCCTCCTTAGTGTAATAGCTCAGGTCCTGCTGGGCATCCCAGTCCCAGCTGGCAGCCTTATAAGCTGTGATATACTGGAGCTGATTATAAGCGCCATTTTCACTAAACATACCTATACCACTGAGGTAATTACTTATGTAATCATTCCACGCACCCATGAGCACATTACGGTCTGTGGGGTCCCATGCCACAAAGCCCATGCTATCCACCTCACCGCTGCGCACAAAGCCGGGCAGTGTATCACTATTAAATATGCTCCATGCTCCACTGGCCATACTAAATTTAGCCACACCCCACCCACACGCCATGTATAGGTACTCCTCCTCCTCATCTATGGCAAAATCATAAAATGTATGGCTGTTAGCCGTTACAAAGCTGGGCCTGTGATAGGTTATTGTATCAGTCAAATAGTCTATTTTAATGAGCCCACGCTGGTCTGTGTACGGAAAAGTAGCGGAGTAATAAAAATCACCATACACCGCCCCGTTATAAACAACAGCCTGCCGGGGGCCCCACAGGCACATGCTGTTATTACTTTGCGGGGTATAATATTTAACTATCGCAGCCCCGGCATTTTCGGCATGTATTGATAAGCCCCCATTCCAGTTAATAGCCCCCACGCTGCCGCCTCCGGGGTGGTAGGCCACCAGATACTGGCGCTCCGTATCTATCTCAAACTGCCAGCCGTACTCATACCATACCCTATTTTGTCCGGGCACACTTATGCCGGAGGTGGGCCCATTTACCCACGTTATACTATACATGCCCTCACCATCCGGGGCCTCAGTGAGGTCTATGTAGCTAAAAATGTGATACTGGCGGTAATAGCCGCCATCCCAGCCAATATACACCCGGTCCCGTGAGGCATCCACTCTGATACAGGCAGGCCCTATACCTAAAAAGCCATACGGAGGGTTACTGTTATACTCCACATTACGGTCCAGATAGTAAGCCGGTACGCCATCACTTATACCACCCACCCCCACATCATCTATCACGTAATGAGTCACGCTATCTGTGGTGTGGTCTATCACACACAGCACCATGTGGCCCGTACCATAAGTCGTGGCCATGGCCATGTACTTACCATCAGCGTGTATAAGGCTATTATTCCACACGTGCTGGTCACAAAATATTTGATTAATGGCCGGGGTGCTGCTGTTATAGTAAATTTTATCAATACTCCATGTGGCCATATCCACCACGGCCACACCGGTTAAATACTTTACACCCCCTTGGCTGTTACCATAGGCCACCAGTATTTTACGGTTAGCATAATCACAGTGCAGGTCCTTAACTCCCATGCCATAGCTCCTGCACTGTAAAAAGCCCGTGGCGGAGCTATCCATGTGCAGCACGTTAATAGACTCATAGAATATGAGCCACACGGTCCCGTTTTGCTTTTGTATCATTATAGGGTCCAGCCCGTTGCTGCCAAAAGCTGTGTAATTAGTCCGGGCGGAGGCTGCCCCAAAGCTGGCGCCATTGTTAGTGCTTATGGAGCTAAATATATTTTTTATGGTTACATCATCCTGCGTGGAGGTCACGTGGTCCACCAGCAGAAAAAGGTCACCCTCTGTGGTTTCAAATAGGCTGGGGTTATCTATTTCAGCGGCTGTATTGAGCCCTGAGGGGGTTATATTGGAGGCTGCACCCCATGAGCCCCATGTGGTGCAGGTCTGCCCGTAAATCGTATATAAGGGCGTGGTGGTATCCTTTTGCACATATATCAGATAGTAAGTGCCATTACCCAGCCGGGTAACATATGGGGCGCTATAAGCGTAAGCATCCGTTAAGTCCGCTATCTGGCTCTGGCTGGCCACCACGGCGCCGGTCACGCTGATAGTGGCCTGCATCAGCTTGTCATTACCCAAATAGCTGGTGGTATATACCAGCCCTATGTTACCGTTAGCCAGCTCCACTGCGGAGGCAGCCACGGCCCCTGTGGTAATTGAGGATAGGTTTACCGTGGTCCACTGGTTACGGGCGGTATCCGTAAACATCCACTGCAACTCACCATCCTCATCCACGTACACCTGAGCCAGCCGCCCGCTGCTGTGCTGTATTAAATGCGGCCTAAAAGTACCGCCCTGAGCTATCCCAAAGCTGTTACCCTGAAATGGGATACTCGCTAAAAACTCATTACTAAGCAGCTCAATAGCAGGCTGCCGGTGCATGCTATCTAAACGGCTCTGTAAAGCGCTATCCAGTGTTAAGGCCATAAGTGTATTACCCCTACCCTAAAGTCCTCATATACAGCCTCTGGCGGCTCCTGAGGCCCTATTTTATTCAGTAGTGGTGGTGCTGGTGGTACTCTGGAGTATGGCAGCCAGACTCCTGATATTAAGCGTTAGCTTTACATTTTGCCGAAACTGCCCCTCATGCAGCACAGTACCCATATAAGCGCCCTCCAGTTTCTCTATCACCACCGTGTATGTGTTACCCCCGGTATTAGGGTCCCACACAAAAGTCACCCCGGTCTGGAGGTACATGGTGCGCAGCTGCTTATACATGCCCTTAGGCATCATATCCCACTCCAGCTGCACCTGTGTGCCCTCCAGTAAGGCGGCCCATTCAAAAATGGCGGAGCCACCATATGTATCCGCCACCGCTACCTGCTTTTGTTTTTCTGGTATGGTCATATTATCCGGGTCCCAGTAAAACGTATAACCACCCAGCTTTTGCTGCCCGGTTTCTATCATATCAATACCTCAGCTCCTCCCGTAATACCCGCAGTATCACAGGCTCTATTTCAGCCTCCAGCCTGCGGCCTATAAAACTAAGCTGCTCAGGCAGCCGGATACTCACAGGCATGCTCAGGTTAGTATCACCTCCAGAGGCTGCCGCCGCACCAGTTATGGCCCCGCCTGTGGCAAACTGGTGCAGGGTCCTCATTTTAATGTTAGGTATTTTGGCTGCAAACTGTAAAAGCAGCTCACGGGGCACCAGTCTTTTGCGTATGGCCTCCATGGCCCTTACACCGTAATATTTTACTGTGCTCACCGGGTGCATAAACTCACCGGCTGTGGCTTTTATGGGTATGTTATCTGCTGTGGGGGTGGGGCTCACTCCGCCTACCAGTCCACCGCTGGCCATCTGTTGCTGGCGGATTAACTGCACACGGGCCAGACCGGCTGCCACGGCTATGGCCGCAGCAGAGGCCGCCAGCGCCGGGCCCACATAGGGCACCTTAGCCATGGCATCATAGGCCTTTTGTGCGGCGCTGTATGTGGCTATAATCGTTTCCGCTATGCTGGCCGCCTTATAGAGGTTAAACAGTTCCTTATGCTTTGAGCCCGCCGCTTGGTACCAGTCATTAAACATGGAGGTCATAGAGCCCAGCGTGGTCTGTATGCTATCCACATAGGTCTGCCACAGCTGCTTACGCTGGTTCATAGCCAGCTGCTCCTGCTCCAGCAGGTGCTTATTTTTAGCCTCTTGCAGCTCAGCCTCCATATCATAGCCCTTGGCTTTCATATCCAGCAGCCGCTGTATATCGGCCTCCTGCTGCTGCCTCAGCTGCTCCTGCTCCATCCTAAACTGCTCAGCCAGTCCGCCACCACTGGCACGGCTCTGCGCCAGCCTGCGGTCTATCTCACTAATTACATCCGCAGCATCCTTACGGGCATCCACCTCCTCACGTGTGGCAGCATTTAGGTCAAGCTGGAGCTGTATAATGGTGCGCATGTACTCCTCCTCCAGCGCAGCCTTTTGTGCCCGCAGGGCCTCCTTTTTGGCCGGGTCCTTTTCAAGTGCAGCCTCCTCCTCCAGTAATTTAATCTGTATGGCGTGAGCCTCATTAATTAACGTAAGGCGCTCCTCAAAATACTTTTTCATGGCTATGGTGTGCTCACTCCACTGCCCCTCAATAGCCGCCATCATGGTTTTATTTTTTTCAAGGGCTATCTTGGCCTCCGCATTAAGCCGGGCCTCTATCAGCTTGGTATCCACATCAGGTGTGGGCTTAGGCCGGGGCACACCTGTATCACCTGCACCCTCACGCTCCTTACGGTACTCCTCTGCCAGTTTCTTTATTTCCTCCAGCTGCTGTTTTATTTTTTCATTATAAGGCACCTCAGCGGCTATAATCTGGAGGCGGGCCAGTGCCTGCTCCAGTCTGGCCTCATGGATTTTACGCAGGGCCTCCTCCTGTGTAAGCCCTATCCTGTTCTGCTCCACCATTTTTTCACGCTCAGCTATCAGTTTCTTAGTGGCGGCTATCTCATCCTTTACCCCCTCCTCCAGCTTGCTAAAAAATTTCAGTATTGTAAGCCGTATATTCATCATTTTGATAAACAGCTCATCCAGCCATATCCCGAATTTTCTAAACTGCTCAAAAACCCAGTGCCCGGCTATGCCTATGGCGTTCCAAGTCATAGCCAGCCCCTCCAGTATCATTTTCCAGCCTCTGAAACTATCCACCAGCCAGCCCACGCCTATGGCCACCTTTTCAAAAACGGTAAGTATCCGCTGGGCCATCTGTGCGGCCCACTCATCCAGCCTGCCCTCCTTTTTCAGGTTAGCAATAAACTCCAGCAGCGTTTTAGCCGCCGCTTTCATGTAATCCAGTACACCGCCCTCCTCCATGATATACACACGTAACTGAAACCACCTATCAGCCATCATGCTCATAAGGCCGCCCCACGTGTTAGCCAGTTTAAGGGCAGCATCCCTAAACTTGCTGGTGGGCGCCTCCCACGCCTCCATAAGTATCTTACGTGTTTCCTCTGCGGTATATTGGGTTTTAGCTTTAAAGCCCAGCATGGCCAGTATGCCTTTATCCCTAAAGGCATCAGCAGCTGCTGCTCCTGAGCTATACATGCGGATAAAATTAGAAGTGGCCTCCTCCATGGTAAGCCCGGAGGCGGCGGATAGGTCGGCCAGTACGGGCATCCACTTACTTACCTCCTCACGGCCCCCCTCCATTACACCGGCCAGTGAGGTAGCGGCGCCCATAATTTCCTCATACTGAAAGCTCACGTTTCCAGCAAAATCAGCCATATCCTTAAACAGCATATTGGCCTCACGCTGTGAGCCCAGTAAAACGGAAAGCCGCACACGGTAGCCCTCTGCTGCGTCTGCGGCCTGTATGAAACTGCGGGCTATGAGTCCGGCGCTGATTGCACCAAAAGCACCGGCTATGGCCACCTGTAAGCCTGAAAACTTAGGTATCAGGCCGCTCACGCTGTTGCGCATTTTACCCAGCGTGGTGCCTATACCCCGCAGGCCTTTAGTGGCTTGGTCCCGCAGCTTTATTACAATTTGTAAGGTATCGCTGGTTATAGCCATTTATCACCCTCCACGTAAATACCGCTGCCAGTCACGGCCTTTAAGGGTCCGGGCCATTCTGTAACTCACGGCCCTATCCCGCTGAGCCTCATGCCTGATTTTCAGGTGTACGTTAAGCGCAGTGATAAAATAGCTATATCCATAGTCTAAAACGTATAAATGGCCCGCCTCTATAAGTCTGCAAGCAGCCTCAAAAAGTCCCTTTGCAGTGCCAGTTTCAGCTGTGCCACTATCTGGTCCAGCCCCACTGTGCGGGCCACGGCGAAAAAAGTTTTATTTATCTCCATAAATTTATCATAAATCCGGCGCAGCTCGCTGGGTTTCATATCCAGCAGGTCATCCATGTTAGCACCGCTGATAAATTTAGGCAGGTACTTTTCCGCCTCCTCCCGCAGGGCATCCAGCTCAAAACCATCTTTTGAGCTGGCACTGCCCAGCAGGTTTTTATCGTTTACCAGATTAATAATATCACGTACAGATAGCTCCTTTACCGTAATGGTTTTAGGGCCTATCTCCACGGTATCTGTGTTGTGGATAGCAGGCGCTGGCGCTTGCTGCTCCTCTTTAGGCGCATCACTCACCAGCTGCCTTTTTGACTTGGCCATAGCTGTGTACCTCCGCTCATACGCCACCTGCCATACCGCCAAACATCATACCGCCACCTACCGCATAAGCACTACTGTGCCCATTAGGTGCTGGTGGTGGTGCTGGTGGTACTGGTAGTGGTAGTGGTTTCACCACCCTTATAGTCCACGGTAATGTACGGACTGGTGGGGTGGTTTTTTGTATCAGCTAAACCCTCCCCTTGCATTTCCATAACGGCCCACTCTGTGCCATCACCTACCAGCTGGAGCGGTCCCGCAGGGCTGAGGGTTAGTTTCCACAAGTCCCATATCTTATTGGGCCCACGGGGGTTATCCTCCACAAAGCGTATGGCATACTCTTTATCCATGCTCATCAAAGCATTAATAGTATCACCGCCGCCCGTAAGGCTGCCCATAAGATAGCGGTTAAGGTTAACTGCTGCATGCTCATCCAAAGTCATGCGCAGCATGTACTCAGTGGATATAATCGGGTTAGCATCCTTTACCCGGTACCCACTGCGGTTAGAATAATGAGGCAGCCGCTCCACCTGAGGCTCAATTTCAGCGGTTACCACATTACCCATATCAGAATACGCACCGGGCACACCCTCAGCATCGTGCTCTGCTATATAAAATATGCCCTTAAGTATCGTATAATTTTGAGTGCTATGCGGCTGTGGCATGTTTAAATACCTCCTTTATCATGTAGGTATGTTACGTTTACCAGCATGTTAAAAGCGCAATACGGAGCCCACACAGCCACGTTAACATCCGGGTGGATTAGTGTGCTCAGTACCCATTTAAAGCCATGGGTTTCATCCGCCAGCAGCTTGGCCCATATATCATCAGCCAGTGTGCTCACGGTTGTATCCGGGGTCACGTTATCCTCAGCATACACAAATAGATTAACACCCAGTACACTGGTCACCATATCTATGGTGTGCACGTTTCGGGCGCTCATCTTATAAGTGGGGTCTGGTAGCTTACCCACCACGGCTGCCAGTGGTAGCTGAGTGGCTGCATACTGCTCTAAATCACTGAGCCCACCGGGCATCACCCGGTCCACAGTTTTAATGCTGTTCAGCTCCTCCAGCTCACGCACTATTTTGGTAAGCAGCTGCTCCCGCCTGCTATTGTGTGCCACGCTTGTCACTCCTTAGGTGCTGGTTAACATAATCGGTAATCATTTTCTCTACTTTTTTAACCTCATCTGCGCTGATACTAAAAAAATTACGCAGCTGCTGGTTATAAAAAGCCTTAGCTGGTGCCCTCACTTTTGGGTTACGTTTATCAGGCACATCCATAAAAAAGGAGGTAACACGGTCATTTTGCGCCGTGTATGTTAGGGCTATAAACATGCCCCCGGTAAGTGTAAGGTCCACATGCGATACAGGCGCCCCGAAAACTTCTTTACGCCATACTGCGTACCGTGGGCTGTACGGCTGAAAAGGTGTACCCTCCGCACTTATGCCCTCTGAGGTCCGGGCTTTTACGCTGGTATTGATAAAGTTACCCAGCCTGCCCATAAGTGCGCTGTTACGCACTATGGCCATGGCCACATCATCCAGCTTAAGCTCCAGCTCCATGGCCCCTTTTATTTCAACTATCTTATCAGCCATGAGCTAACACCGGGCCAGCCTGCGTGTTACAGGCATCTTTTGCTCCGTAAAATCTAAATCACCGCTGGCATCCCAGTCATAGTCTATACCGTAGGCCAGCACCTCACTCAGCTCCGTGGTGTATAGTTTACGGAAATTAGCGGCCTGTTTCTCAAACGGGTCACCATCCGGGCCCGCTTTGTCTTTTTGCAGATACATATAGGCCAGCTCCAGTGTTTTGTAAGTGGCCAGCCGGGCTAACTGCGTGGCAGAGTTAAGCATAAGCGTGGGGTCAAAAGGTGTTTCCCGGTAGTCTATCCCGTACTCCTTACAAGCTGTGCGGTACCACCGTGACTCCAGCACTCTGTTAATAATGTCATCAGCCTCTGCCAGCTGGTCATCCCAGCCATCCACGCCCAGCTGCATGATATTAGGGCGCACTTGCTCTAAGTCATCCTCAGTGCAGTATGGCATCAGGGGGCCTCCTTACTTAATCAACTTACGGCGCCCAGCATCACCCGGAGGTGGCGCTGAGGGGTCTGGCTCAAATAGCTGGTTAGCATCACCGCCTAAACGGGGCCCACCTCCATCCCTCATGGCTGCGCCATCCATCACACCGCTTTCACCCGGCTGGGTGTAACCCCTGCCGGGCACTCCTGCGGGCATGGCGTCTGGCACATCACTAACAGAGGGCACAGGTAGCCCTGCTCTGGCCAGCTCATCCACAGTTACCTGCCGGTACCCCATGGCCATAAGGGTTTCTATCACCCTTTTATCCTCTGTGGCCAGCAGGCCCTGCTTATTGAAATGAGCCAGCATGCGTTTTTTTTCAGGGTCCCACACTACTGTGGCCAGCCCCCTTAACCGTGTAAAATATGTTACCTCACTCATTTTGGATACCTCCTAACATACAGCATCCACCCACCATACCGCCATTAACTGGTGGTGGTACTGGTCGTGGTGCTGGTAGTGCTGGTAGTGGTAGTGGTGGTGCCAAACGTATCCTGCCCCAGCTTACTGTTAAGCTGTTTTAGATACCAGCGCAGCTCCGGGTTTATGGCTGGGTTATTAATCAGCCTCCGGCGCCGTATGGCATCCTTTTTAATTTGCTGTGTCATGGTCCTTAATCCTCCTTAGTTAAATTATGGGGGTGTGTCTATTGAGCACTGGGCCCAAAACACCCGTTATGCGTGTCCATTAAGGCTAAGCCTTAAAACGCCCACCCGGATTAAGAAGTGGCCAGCCCGGTAATGGTCCCGTGGTACTCCTCAGGTCCATAGTCCAGCCCTAACTGGCCATAAATCTGGCCTTTTTCGCTGGCGCCGGTCTTGCTCAGCTCCTCATAAAACAGCACGCCCTTATTGGGCACGGGCAGAAAAACCGGGGCACAAAATGCAAGGTCAGCCACCAGTAAAGTAGCCGCAGGCACGTTAGGCGCCCATACAATACCCAGTACCGCAAAATCCGTTTCTATCTGCTTAATGTTATACCCACCCACGTTACGGTCCTCAGGGGCATAACCGTAGATATTGGATATTTGCTGTTTTTGGAAAGCGTTAACAAAAATAACGGGGTTAATAAACTCTGCACCGTTAGCCGCCATGGTGCGCAGCAGCTGGTCTATCAAAGCCTTATCCAGCGCCGCTGTGCCTGCGGCCACGGTATTGGTCGTGGCTCCGGTAATGATACCACGGGTTTTAGCCGCCACAGCAGCACTGGTGGCCTGCTGATATGCGCCATTCAAAAAGGTGTAATCCACATCCAGAGCTATCTGGCGCATATGGGCGGTAATCTGAAAGTCAAGCTCATTTTGCACGGGCTGCTGGTCCAGCATTACCAGCCCGGTGGTGCCATCGGCGGTTACTTGGCCGGTAACACTTTGCTTGGCATAGCTCACGGATACCTGCCGCTGCCATATCTGGCAGGTGTTAACATCTTGGCTCCTCACATAGGTCCACGGGTTAGGTGCCGTTAGTGAGGCGGTTTCCGTAATGGCTGGCTGGCTGGCGGCCTCCAGCGCCCACGGTTGTGCCAGTGGATACTGAAAGTCACTCACGGTGCGGATATTGCCACCTTGCAGCCCGCCTATCATGTTTAAAAACGGGGTCTGATTGGCACCGATAAGGTACAGCTCCCCGGTGTAGTTAGGGCAGTTCCATACGGTTGCCGCTGCATTGGTATTAGCCATAGCTAAATCCTCCTTAATCGAATAAAGTTTTTAGCGCAGGCCCACCTTACCCGGCCTGCGTGGTTATCTGCGCTGTGCAGTACGGCCTGCTGTGCCTTGCTGCATAGCAAAAATCCTGTTTTTTAGAGCCACAGCGGTCCGGCCATCACCGGATTTTACCGCCGCATCATACTTAGCTTTTAACTTGCTTAGCTCATCTGAGCCCCCGCCGCCTCCACCTCCTCCGCCTCCGGCTCCTGAGCCCGGAGGTCCGCTGTTTAAAATAGCATCCCTAAGCGGGCTGTGCTCAATTACTACACTTATGGCCTCACCAAAGTCCGCTATTTCACCCACGGTATCCGGGCGTGTGCTCAAAATCTCATCACCGGTTACCGGGTGGTGCCCTATCACTAAAGGCTTACCATCAGCAGTGGTTTTTTTCTCATCCACGGTAAATAGGTGGCCCCAGTACGCCTCAGCCATGGCAGGCTGCACATTAGTTTTGGGTTCTGTTCCACTAAAGTGCTGGTCTGTTGCAAAGCGCTGGCCGATAGTCAACTTGCGTATGAGATTATCCTTACTGCCCAGCTGCCCAGTCATATCCTCCAGCTGCTTTTCAAACTTTTTTTGCGCCGCAGCTAAGTTTTTATCATGGGCTGCTTTCAGCTCCGCTTTAACCTCATCCACTTTACCTGCATCTATCAGCTTTTTGTCATCCAGATTTTTAACCACTTCCAGCGCTTTATCCGCTGCGCTCCTGTACTCAGCCACATCCTCCACACCATCAAAAATAGTCTTAAAGGTGGTTAACTCATCCGTGGCACTTTTTAGCTTGTCACGGTGCTGCTTACTTTCACCCTTAAGTTTTAAGGTGTTAAGGTACATGCTGGGCACATCGGCCACAAAGTCCTCACTTTTGTCACCATCAGTAAGGATATAGACCGGCTTACCATCCTGTATTACTGCCTGCTGAGTTTCGGGGTCAAGTTTTAAAGTCAATTCCATGGCTCACGCCTCCCTTTTTTTGTGGTCACCCACAGGGTGCCGCAGGTAGGTTACCCTCCTGCATGGTTAATAAATTGGGCCCACATGGGCACATACTATATATTGTATGTTGCATATTATACATCCACAATTATGTGCACACAAGCAAAAAAAATTATGAGCGTGGTTTTTTAAGTGGGCTCATAGATAAAAATAATATTTCACGGTTATGCTGGTTAGGGTGTGGCTCACTGTGCCCCACCTCACCCAGCATAATATCCTGCGGTATAGGCGCCGGGTAAAAGGCTGTGCACGTTTCCACAGCCGGGTCCAGCAGCCCGCTACCCGTAAGCACAAAAAAATGAGCACAGTTATGACATATGGGCTCCATAAGTTACTCCTTAGCGCACAAACTGGTTAGGGTCCTTAATAAAAAACTCTGTGGTGTTAGTTATAGCCGCCTCATGGCCCTCCACAAAAGCGCCTATCTGCGTGGCCAGCCCCTGCTTTTTAATATCATTTATGAATATTTTGGCCACATGAGCATCCACGCCCAGCGTATCCATAAGCTGCTGCATGGTGGTAGTTTCGGCCATCAGTGAACGGTGCACCATAGTATCCCACATTTCCAGTACGGCCTTTTGGAAATTAGGCGCCGGAGGCACTGATAAATTAGGAGGCAGCATATACTTACTTGGCAGCGTGCCCAGTTTCTTAGTGCCCCACATCCAGCCCTGAGGTGTTTTACTCACCAGCTCCGCTTTAAGGGCTTTTTCCAGCGCTTTTTCTACATCGGAGGTCCACACTATGGTATCCCACTCTTTAGATAAAACATCATGCAAGTCAAAAGCGCTTACACGGCCCTCCTGCTTTTTCAAAGCGTTTAGCACTTGGTAATACAGCTCATCCACTTTATCTGCCATCTCTGCGGCCTCCTTATACACACGCCGGGCCTTTACCAGCAGAGGCCGTGCAAAGTCACCGCCATCAAACATCATATACTTAAAGTCCCGGTATGAAATACGGCCAGCTGCTAAATCATCCAGCCCCTCCAGCACGCCCACCAGCTCCTCATTTACTAAGTGTTTCATACCCATCTGCCATGAGCAGTAATTTTCCGCAAACCACTCATGGCTGTTTTTAAGTGCGTACCGGCTGGGGGCCATCCGGGTTATATTCTGGCGCTGGGGCCCATTAAAAACATAATCCAGCCACTTTTCAAAAGGCGGATCATCATACAAGTCTGTGGCGCCATCCACAAACATCTGCTGATGGATATGGTGGCCCAGCTCATGCTCCATGGTTTTATAGCCCCTATCCGCATAGTTATTGAAATAGTCCCGCACATTTTCCGGGCGGTCCACTGTATCATCACCGGGGCGCCACTTGGTAGCCGTACCCTTATGGTTACCATACAGCGGGCCCTCCCATATATCCTCATCCAGCTTTTTTAGCTCTGCCAGCCGGAGGTCCATCTGCTCCTTAATGGCTTTATAGGCTGTGGACTTTGTGCCCTCTAAATCCGCTATCGTTTTAAGCAGCGCCCGCTGCTGCTCCACAGCTCTGTTTAAATTGTTAGCATATTTTACCCGGTCAAAAACTAAATCATCAAACCAGCTGCTAAAAGCATCATGGTGCAGGCCCATAACACCATCACCCATATTAGCAGCCCAGTCCGCTTTACCAGCCCACGTAAAAGCCCCCCGCAGCGGAGGCAGCTCATAGAGGCTCAGCCGGGCCTGAAACTCATGCAGCTTACGGTTAATGGCGTTAAGCTGCTCCAGCGTGGTTTTACTTGATACCTTAATTTCTGCGTGTAGTTTCGCCGCTTTCCATCTATGGGGTTTATATCTATCCTTCCAGCTCCAGTGGGTAGGGTCATGCCTAAAGCGCACGTAATGTGCCCCTATGTCATTACCCCACCTCACCGTTACATAAGTATCACGCCGCTTACACTCCTCAATAATATCCATCAGCTGCCTCTGCGCCTCTGCTTTTGTTTTAGCGGCTTTCCACGGTTGCATGCCCACCTGTGGCGTTTTTGTGCCCGGTGCCTCCACTACCTCCTTAGCCGCTTTTTTAGCAGCCTCCTCCGCCGCCTGTTTAGCGGCCTCCGCTGCGGCTATCCGGGCCATCCGCTCAGCCTCCCTGAGCACAGCTGGGTCCATCATTTTGTCATAGAAAAACATATGGTCATCCATGGAGTACAGGCTGCTGGTATCACGGGCCCACTGGCCTTTTTTGAATATAGTGGGGCTCATCCGCTTAAGGTCTATATCATCAGCCAGCGTGGGCCAGTATTCAGGCAGCTGCCCGCCCGGCATTAGGTCCGTTATGGTCCGCAGCTCCGCCCTCACCAGATACTCATTACCCACATCAAATACCCGTATCACCCTGCCAGTATCATCCAGCTCCACGGCCACAAAATGGGTAAACAATTTATCCTGCTCACCCTTTGCGCCGCCTAATACGTTTCTAAACGTGGTCTGCATCACCCGGCCATTACGGCCCTGCGCCTCCAGTGCCTCCACTATGTTATCCGCTATGGGCCCACTGGGATTAAGCCCACTCCACTTATGGTAATCCTGCCCGGCCTTATACATGGCCTCACTCCATGCGTTAGCATCACTGTGAAAGCCATCTGGAGGCACCCAGCGGGTAGCCGGGTCACCAAAAACTATGGGCTTACGTGGGGGCGGCTTAGGTGGCAGCGGCTTAGCACCCTTGGCCCCCGGTCCCGGCCACACGGGCATGGTGGAGCCACGGGCCACTCCGGGCTGTGTGCCCGTTTCATCAAAATAGTCACCTATATCCAGCCCCTCCTCAGGCAGCCAGCTGGGGTCCACAGGCTGCCAGTGGTGCCTGCAATTCCACCCACCCCGGTTAGTAAGGGCGGGCCCACTTTTACCCTGCCAGCTCATAGCATCCCAGCTTTTAATCTGCTCCTCACTGAATATCTTACCCGCCCGGTCTATGCAAAAAGGCCGTGAGCGCTCTATTACGTTACCAAAATACAGGTAATGGTCCAGCCCGGCATCCCGGCCTTTTTTCAGGTGTATGCGCTGCTGAAAATTCATAAGGGCATCATTAGCCCACAGAGCGCTGTACTGGGCCATGCTCTGGCCTCTGGCATCCACGCCACCTATCAGTATGCCATCCAGTGTGGCCACCAGCTCCGCAAAAGTACCACGGGCCACCACGGTATCATACATAGCCGTGGCCATCTGGTCCATGGCCTGCTGGCCATAGGCCTCAAACTCCTTAAGCGCCTGCGTTTTAAGGGCAGCTATCATATCCCGGTCCACACCGGTAAACTCCATGGCTATATCTAAATCCCTAAACGTATTCTGTATCTGGTCCGCTATGGCCTTAAATGATTTATCCAGCCCCTTGCGCAGTACCTCACCATACTCCTCATCAAAAGCGTTAATGAGCTGCTGGTGTACTTTTTGGGCCTGCTTAAGGTTTACCCGTGGGCCCATAAGTTTACCATCCTTACCAGTGGTCAAGTCCTTTAGCTGGTTAGTTATACGCTGCTGGAGGCGCTTAATACTCTGGCGCATCCTGATAAGGTGCTTATCAGTTTCCTGCGCCAGAGTCTGGCCCATTTTATTGGCCGCCTGCATAACATCATCAGTGCTGGGCATGTTACTTTATCCTCACCCCTATGTTAAAAGGGTTACCAGAGCCCCTGAGCGGCTCTTTATCGGGTTTTTTTGCATCATCGGTACCAGAGGCCTGCCCGGCTATCTTGCTCATGGCCGTGGCCTCCTCACGCTTATCATTCGCCATCAGTTTAGCCTGTTTCTGCGCAGCCTCCAGCCGGGCTTTATCCGCCTTTATTTTTTCAGCCTGCGCCAGTGTTTCAGCATCCATACGGGCCTGCCACTCCCTATCCGTTTTAGGCTCACTTAACATAATTACCTCCTCACTTGGTATCTAACCACTCCGGGTTATCTAAAGTCCAGCGCACCGTACTGGCCACAGTATCCTCAAAAGCCATGGGCACACTCCAGCCCATATCCGCCATCCGGGTACCATCCAGCGCATAGCGCAGGTCATGGCCCGGTCTGCTACTGTGAAAGTCCACCAGCTCATAGTCCAGCGGCTGCTCCATAACGGAGGCCACCAGCTTAGCCAGCTCTAAATTATCCACCTCCCGCTCACCCACTATGTTATATTTTTCTCGCTGCTCAAACTTATCCAGCAGCCAGTGCAGGGCGTGGGCCACATTACGGGCATGGATATAAAAGCGTGAGCCCGGTTTACCCTCCGGGCTGCCATGTATGGTTAACTTAGTGCCCTGCTGCACGGCCCGGATACACTTAGGCAGGTATTTTTCCGGGTGCTGGCGCTCACCTATGATATTCATGGTATGAGTTATGAAACCGGGCACACCGTAGGTATTCATAAACGCCAGCACCAGCTCCTCACCAGCGGCCTTGGTAGCTGCATACGGATTAGTGCAGTTATACCGGTCCCACTCCTTATACGCCACCCCCGGAGGCGCCGGGCCATACACCTCATCAGTGCTGAAATATATAAAAGCCCGGAGGCGCTGGCAGAGCCTTGCAAACTCCAGCATATTAGCCGTGCCCAGTACGTTACTGTAAACAAAAGGCATACAGTCCACTATGGAATTATCCACATGGGTTTCAGCCCCTAAGTGCAGTATATAATCCACATCCCTACACTCCCGCAGTACCCCATGGGATATGGGCACACTAAAGTCCAGTGAATAAAACGCCACCCGCTTGCTATCATAGGCCTGAATATCCCGCACCCGGTCCAGTCCACTGGCGGCATAAGTTAGTTTATCAAAAGTAATAATTTGCCACTTGGTAGCTTTCAAAAAGTGCTCTATTACGTGGTGCCCTACAAAACCGCAGCCACCGGTAATAAGTAGCTTTTTCATAGTTCTGCTCCTGTTCAAAAATACCCCTCAGGCTCACTCAGAGGCCCTACACGGGGCGCTTAGGGTTACCGGCTGCCATCCTATGGCAGTTTACGTTTTACACTGTTATCCAGCGCATTTTTACGCACTAAGTCCATATGGCGCTGGTGCACACTCATGGCATGGTCCTTTTTAAACATGCCCAGCTTACTGTCTATGTAAGCCTTATCATCCCGGCGCATTTTCTTAGGTATTTCATTAGCCGGGTTAGTGCCGCCCTGCCGGGCGTAAGGTTCATTAGCACCTTTGGTATCTGTACCGTTATCCACCATTACCGCTCACCTCCTCCCGTACCGGAGGCCACAGGCGGTACAACGCTTTTACCTCCGGGTATTGGTACTAATTGGCCGGGTCTGGCCACAGCATCCGCAGCAGTGGCACCCTCACCCGGCTTACTTCCAAACTCATCTATATTACCGGCGCCGGAGGTATCCGGTGCGCCCTCCTGCTCCTCCACAGCCTCATCTATTTCCTTATCTATATCATCCAGCAGGCGGGGCTCAGCTGCGGGCAGCATCTGGCGGGCCACGTTTTTCTGGAGCTGGGCCCTGAAAGTCTTACTCATCACTAATGTTTTGGCCGTTAGTGCGTTTTCAAGGTCCTGCGTTAGATTTTCTATATCATAGGTGCGGCTGTACTCAATTACCACTTTTTCCATCTGTGCCTCATCCATTTTTTGCCACATGCCCCAGTACCGCACTATGCTTTTCTCACTCTGCTCCGTGTTAGCCCCTTTGCTTACCAGCTTTGAGTTAAGCAGCTGAAACTCAGCCTTAAGGGCGGTACCGCTTTTAGCTTGGCTCTGTATTTCTGTGCCCGCCATGCCCCCTGCATTAGAGCTGCGGTATATTTCCTCCACCTTGCGCAGCATCCACGCCAGTATGGCATCTATGGGCTCACTTACCGCCGCCTCCATCCAGTCCGGCTTACTTTCCGGGTGCTCCGGGTCAAACTCCATCAGGGCGGTTATGCCTACATCCTTAACATCTGATTTATCGGAGGGCGCCAGCCCTTTTTCACGCATAGGGGTGCGCAGCATAGGAAATGCCCCATAAGTTATCACCTCCTCACCCTCACTGAGGTTACGGATTATGGAGCCATCTATGTACGCCACATCCTTTATGTCACTCACGCCGATATTACGCAGCTTGCTTTTTAGGTTATACATCCACACAAAAGGTATTTCACCCCGCCCTCCATTTTTCATAAATGGATTAGGGCCAAAATCCTCCGGCTCCACCTCCGGCTCCTCACCCGTGGTGCCTCCACCACCACGCACTTGGCCGGTCTGTGCATCCCGCACCTGCGGGGCACTTTTCACCTGCTCATCAGTAGGCGCATACACTGCCCACTCCTCTGTGGTCCATATCCGGTACCGGCCATCATCATCCAGTAATTTTATCATACTCAGATACGGGCGGTTATTGTCATCCCGGTCATAGGTCCAGTCCAGTATGGCCTGTGGAAAGTACCGGGCCACATATGGATACACTTTATTATCCAGCTCCTGCTTTTTGGTTTTATACTCCGTGCTGCCCTTATCCACCAGCAGGCCCACATGGCCCAGTATGGCCGCATAGCGCTGGCTTTCCAGCATCCACTGGTCAAAGTCCGCTCCGTACAGGTCACAGTCATCATTAAACATGAGCCACTGCTTATCCTTAGCCAGTGGGCCCATATCCCGCTTAGGCGGCTTTTTAAATAGATAAAAATTAAATATATCCACTATGCTCTGGCTGTACCCAAAGCCATACGCCTCACTCACCCTGCGGTCATAATTAGCCTGCGTTTCACGCTCATGCTTAAACAGCACGTGGTTACCGGCCACCAGCGCCCGGATACCCTCATAGCTGGCCAGCATAAAATCCCAAAACAACTTATAAGCATCATAGTACACATGAGTGGCCCTTAACTCAGTCATGGTCATAGTTTTAGCCATAATATACCTCCTTATGTGTTTTTATAAATGAGCACAGGCGGTATATGCAGCCCCAGCGGGCCAAACTCACCCGGCCTCCGTGCTTTTACGTTTCTGCCTACCAGCTGCACATGCTGGAGCATAGCTGTGTACGCCTCACTGCAAAACCAGCGGCTGGCATCCACATTTACCCGGCTTACCATGTTGCCAAAAAGGCTGCCATAATCGTACCGGGTGCCTTTTACCGTTTCCAATATAGCCCAGCAGGCCATGGCCTCCCGCTGCGCCTCACTTACCACAGAGGGCTTAAGGGCGCACCAGTACACCTCACCTTTAAACTCCTCCAGCCGTGTGCTCAGCAGCCGGGGTACCAGCCCTCCACTTAAGGCCTCTATTAAAAAACGCCGGTCACTGAGCGCTGCATACTCCTTAGGCCGTATGGCTATGCTGGAGTGGTTAACCTCCTTACGGGTAAACAACCGTATGGCCGCCCCCAGCGGGCTGGCGCTGCGCCATTCTATCAGGTCGCCGCTCTGTATCTGCGGGGCATGCTGCTTATACAGGTCCATTTTGCTCATAGTATCCTCCTATCACGTAAGTCCCTAATGATTTTATGCTCAGCAGCCTCCATGGCTGCCAGTATATCAGGTGCAATATCCACGGGCAGCTCATCCACAGGGTGGCCCCGTTTCACCCGCTCATAGAATATGGCCGGAGGCTGCCAGTTACCATCACGGTCCTTAGTAATATTGCGGGGCTTTTTGCGGACCTGTGGCACCGCATAGCCCCAGCGCTCCAGCATAGCGGGCAGCTCCTTAGTTAGCTCATCTGTGCTCAGTATTTCATCCACATAAGGCATAAATTTACCATACAGCTTGGTAAGATACCCGTGGGGGTGCTCAGCCAAAACTGAGCCCACAAACTCATTAAACGGGTAAATGTGCCCACCATTCTGGTGCTGGCCGGTCCATATGTGTTTATCCAGCGGGTGGCCGGGCTCCATATTCCGGCCCACATAGTGCTTTGTAATCCTAAACCGGTAAAAGCTGCGGTACCAGTCCAGCGGCGGGCGCACTATGGTAAAGCACCTGCGTATAATATCTGGAGGCACCTTAAGCGGACCGCAGTGCATATGCCCTTTATGCTGGGCATACACCAGCCTGCCCTCCTGCTCAGTGCACTTGGTAATGGTGTATATCGTGTAATTACCCCCTGTGCGGGGTATATGAAAAAACCAGTCATGTGCGCCCCGGCCATCCGGGGCCCCGAAACTCAAAGCCACGTTATTTGCCTTTATACCCTGAGCTGTATGCCGCTCTGGCCTGCTTATTAGCTCTGGCCACAGCACTGTTTTTATTTTTAGAGCAGTACACCTTACCGCTTTTACCCCAGCGGGCTCACCACTTACCTTTAGTTTTCCAGCTTTTTGTGGGCATCATCACCCTCCTTACGGATTATCTTATCATCCTTAAACTCCCAGCATGTGCACAGCTCTGTGTAGGGTTTCAGTTTACCGCACATAGGGCAGCGCCCCCTGTGCTCACACTGGCTCACTGGTATAGCCGCCTCCGTATTTCAACTTAAACGGGTCCACCACTCCGTAAATACCCGCACGGCTGTTAAAAGGCCGTATCTTAATGTATGCGTTTTGCTTAATGGCCTGTGCCCGGTCCGTGGTGGCGCTCCCGCCCCCGGAGGCGCCTATGCACAGCTCCTCATTTATCGCATACTCCACATGGATTATGCGCTTAGCATCACTGGGGCTATGCCAGAATACTAAACAGCCCTCCCTTACCTGTGTACGCAGCACCGCACAGCCGTGGTTATTGGCAAAGTGGTGCCACAGGCCAGCTGCGGTCCAGTCACCATTACGGGGCAGCAGGTCCACTGCCTTTAAAATCTCAATACACATGCCAGAACAGTCAAAGCCTGCCACAGGGTCATCACCGCCCCACAGGTAGGGCAGGCCCAAAAAGGTCATGGCCAGCTGGGTGGCCACTTTCCTGCGTGCATCCTCTGCCATCATTTTGTCACCTCCCACATCCGGGTTAGGGTTTCAAGTTTTATGTTATCCTCCTCCAGTACCGGCTGGAGGCCCTTAAGTTCTATGATATGCTCCACCCATGGGCGCTTTATGGCCCGGCCCCAGTCATGGACCGCCACTATGTCACCGGCCTTTAGGGCAGGCACAAAAAGGCTAAACTCATGGGGCTTATCACCGCCATCTAAAAACATAACGGTGCGCCCCGGCCTGCCCACCAGCTCCATGATACCCTGTGAGATAGTGGGCCCATACACATCACCCACCACACAGCAGCTTTTTAGGTCCAGCAGCTCCTTAAGTGGGCTGCTGTTAGTGCTGCGGTTAGCCATCCGCTCATGGGTAACAAACATGGCGCCTTTTTGGATACAGTGGAGCATAAAAAACACGCTGGTGTTACCAAAGCCTGTGCCCACTTCCACAAAACGCTTAAACTCCAGTGGGCCCAGCAGTTTCTCCCACACAAAAAAGGCCGTAAAGGCCTGCTGGGCGGGTCTGCCAAAAAGTGTGCATTTAGGCCGGTCTATCCGGTCATTAGACTCCCACACATCCCGGTGGTTTTCTATCACATAGCCGCTTATGGGTGTGGTTTTATTCCACTCACCCACATTAAGTTTACCCATACGCCCTCCTTTACCGCTTTGGTTTATTCTTACTGCCCTTAGGCCTGCCCGGCCCCCGCTTTTTGGGCTTTTTAAATCGGTTTTTTGCGCCCGGAGGCCTGCCCCGGCGCTTTTTCAGCTCCACATGGAGGCCATCTGCCCGCTTACACACCGCAAAACCCTCTATGGCCGGAGGCGCCGTGTCCAGCAGCGCTCCAAAAGTACGCCCTGCGCCGCCTTTACCCTTGCTGAGCCCATTGTGTGAATAGTTATAGGCCCGCATAAGGTTAAACAGCACCCCTCCAGCGCACTGTACGTGTAAATAAAATGTACTGGCCTCCGTGTACTGTGCCCGTATCTTGATACATGGGGTATCCGCAGCTATATAATCCCTACACACCCCACATTTTGGCTTTACCCCCGGAGGCCTGCGCTCTGCTGTAATGAGCACATGCCCCGTGTTACACTCCACCGCACCCCCCTTTATCATTTCCAGTGAGTCTGCCTGCTGGGCCCATACTCCTTTTTTACCGGATACTCCACCCATGTTCTATATCCATAGGCATCAGTTAAATGGGTTAGCTCCGGGCTGGTGGTTTTATCAATTTCACCACTGCCCCCCTCCACTAAGGCCACCCCCTCAAAATCACGCACCGTTTTAGGGGCTCTGGAGGGGTCCACCATACAGCGTATATGCTTATCAATACTGAGCAGCCTGCTGTTAACACTGTTTATCCGGTCACGTTCCCGTGGATTAGGCTTTACCCGTGTGGCCACCCGGTCCTCACCAGACTTATTAAAATGGGCCCACATTTTCTGCTTTACCAGCTGCCAGTCACTGCCCAGCACAGCAGCAGAGCCTCTGGCGCCCCCAGTAAAATCACCGTATAAAATAATACGCCCCCTGTGCTCACCCCAGTCCTGTATCAGTTTATCGCACACCCTTACGGTGTTACTCGCCCGTGGTATAAATACCTCACCTATAATACCATCACCTACCTCCAGCTGGTCCGCTCCACGTAAACGCTGTGGCAGTAGCTGCTCCTGCACCACCACAGCCACACCGGGGTCCACGTTAAAGTCAAAACAAAAGGCTAAATCACCCTTTGGATTATATTGCAACGGGGCACAGTGCCACTGCTCCATAAATGCCCAGTACGCCCGCCCGGTAAAATTGATAAAGCTGGCCTCATACTCCTGCTGGTAAGTCAGCTCATCTAAATCACGCTTTGCCTCCTCTATTTCCTCCGGGTCCAGAATATCTGCGCTTATCCAGTGAAAAGTATCCCATGTGGTCTGCGTGCCCTTTTTACGGGCCCACACAGCTCTGGCCTGTGCATCCTTATACAAGTCATAATAGTGGTTACGGCCCTCAGGCACCCCTATAAAATCACATGAGCCCCGCCTATCGCTGAGCGCAGCCCGTATGTGCTCTGGCCACGTTTCCTTTTTCATGTTGCCATACTCATCCAGCACACCGTAATCCCACGCCACACCCTCAGCACGCTCCGGCTTATCCATCCCTAAACACCATATTTCAGCTCCGTTAATCAGCTGTATCATCAGCTGGCTTTCATTAGGCCTGCCCACAATAAACCGGGGTGGTATCAATAGCTTTAAATCGTTCCAGTATATGCGTTTTACTTGGTCACGGGTAGGGGCAGCCACAAATAGCCGGGGGTCCGGGTATGGGATATGAAACTGGGGCAGGTCCGCTCTGTGTGCATTAAGGGCTTTGAGCACCAGCTTACGCTTTCCAATTATTTCCGTTTTGCCACTGCGGCGCCCAGCAGGCACCACGTTAAAGCGGGCCCGGCTGCGTACCAGTCGTATCTGCTCCGGGTGGTCAAACATAGGGTGCCATCTGCGGGTTAATGTGCCTGCTGGAGGCAGGCTGTATGGCTTAAGTACAGGCATCAGTTTAAAATAGCCCCCAGCTGTATCATAGTTATATCATCCACCTCTATGGCGCCCACCAGCTTACCCACCACACGCTCCTTACAGTGAGCCCGGCGCTCATCACATATGGCCTGTGCAGCATCCCAGTCCGGCGCCTCCACATAATCACCGTATAACATGGGGCCCACATAATACTCCGTGCAAAACTTAGGCATTAAGTCCTCCTGTACGCCTTTGGTTTACCCCGGTTACCACGGCCATGTTTTTTGCCATGCTCCTCAGGGCTGGTAAGTATAAGGCGCCCGCTATCTGTTTTATGCACATGCTTACCCTCCATAAACTGGCGGGCCCGCTCACGGGCTGCCTTACCACCTCCATACTTTTTGGTAAGCATATCCTCTACCTCCTTACGGGCCTGATAGCGCACTTTACGGTTATGGCTCTGCACCTCACGTGGGGTGCCCTTGGCATCCGGCATTAGTGGCCTCCTTAAGGTGCAGTGGTCGTAGTGCTGGTCGTGGTGGAGGTGGTGCTGGTGGTACCATATGTGCCCAGTCCTACATGGTTAATGTGAAACTCATGCAGCGGGTTACCCCCTATCACCGGGTGCAGTATCCGTATCCGCACATTATTACCTGTGCCCCAGTATTTTGCATCATAAGGCACCCGGCCCTCCAGCCGCTCATAGCCGCTTTGGCCGGTCTGGAATACCATACCCGTAATATCCTCCCAGTCTGTGCCCACATAATCATAAATCTGAAACTTAGGGGCCTGAGGCGCAGCATGGTTACCACTGTAATAGCCATAGCAGCTCACATGCAGGTCATGGCCTCCGCCTCCAGCATGCTTAGGTACCCCTTTAAAGTCAAAGGTAATAACGCAGGCACCTACTCCGGCCACCTCCTTAGCAAATAGCTCATATTTACCCTCCTGCCATGTGTACCGCTCTGCCAGCCGCTCCCCTGTATTTTGCGGGTCACCGGGGTCCACTACCACCTGCCATGCGGTCCGCCAGCCCGGCCTAATGCCTTTTAGCCATCTGGTTTTTTGCCCGTGTGCCATCATCACCCTCCTGTGTGAATTTATCTATAATTTTATGGTATATAACAGTGAGCCCATAGGCCATAGCACATACAGCCACCAGAGCTATCCCGTAATACCACAGGCTGGCCATTATCAGCTCATTTATTAAGTCACTCATCCAGCTCATCTGGTGCCTCCTCATCCATAGTACCCCCCGGCATCAGCTGCGCCGCATTAGCATAAAATACCTGTAAGTCCTCTGCTATTTTGCTAACTTTATCCGGGTCCTGCCGCTCCTGTATCAGTTTCTGCTGTGTTTCCTCCAGCCTGCGTATTTTCTCAGTTATCTCTTTTATTTCCTTTGAGTAATCCCGCTGCCTGCGCTCCACACGCTTTTTGTTAATATCTATGGGCATATCATGCTCCTTACTCCATGCCTCACCAGTTTCAGTGTGCAGCACAATATCATCCCACAGGCCGTGCTGCCTCATGTAATCCTCCATAGGGGCAGCATCATCCATTTTGGCCAGTATGCCCTTATGCTCCAGCCATATTTTTTGGCATATCTGTGCCCGGTACAGGGCCACCCGCAGCACCTCCAGCTCACCCTCCAGTGTGCCCTTATACTTATCAGCCTCTATTAAAAATACCTCCTCAGCTGGAGTAAAGCCCACACCGTACAGGCGGCCTATTTTTCCATTTTCATTACCCGGCGCTCCTGTACTCATGCCTCCATGTAATTTACAGCGGTTTTTACCCGGTAGGGCAGGGCGGGTGCAGGGCTCACCGGACCGTGTACGGGCCCCGCATGGCTTTTTAGGGTTATACTTTTGGGCAGGTGGGTGGGTTAGTGGGCCCACCAGCTGGCGTTTTTGCTTTTGCTTTGTCATGGGCTGGCATCCTCATAAGTACCCCCCTCCTCCGGCTGGGGGCAGCGCTGCGGGTTCCCGCCTCCATTTTCACGTATGGTGGCGCCCCTCCTATCATCACCATTACGCCGCTCAGGCAGGTGCGCTGTGTAGCTAAACTGGCGGCGCTCCCTACCACAGCGGCGCTCACCGGGGTCCCTGATAAGCACCACCACGTTACCGCTTTTGGCTACATAGCTGCACAGTGCCCTCCTTAACTCATCCACAGGCACGCAGGGCCCCTCATGGTTTATCAGGCCATCTGGCATATCCACTAACAGCCTCATCAGTTTCCTCCATCTATTGTCCGTGGCGTACTGGGCGCTGAGGGCGCTGAGGGCGCTAAATTCGCCTCTGCTGTACGCAGCTGGTACTCCACATCTGCTTTTGCCTTTTGCAGCGCTCTATACCGGGCCCGGTCATCTGTGGGCATGGCCATGGGGTCTGTGGTGTTATACCGGTCCTCCATTTTCCATATCTGCTGCTGGAGGGCATCTATCCTTTGCTGCATAGCGTGCATATCTATTTTTACGTTAGTCTTTTCCACGCTCTGCTGTAACATAATCATGCTTTTTACCGTCTGCTCAGCATTAGCGTACCGGTCCTCCATAAAAAAGGCGCCTCCTGCTATTGAGCCCAGCACAATCACGGCGCCTACTATTGCATACATTAAATTAGGTAAATTACTCAGCTTTTTTATTAAATCCGGCATACCCCACCTCCTTAGCTATATATTGTGGTCCTATCATGTTACAGCCACAAGCTGTGTAAATCAATAAAAAAAGGGCTCAGTGGCCATCCACCACTGAGCCCAGTACACACATACCCGCCGTGTACCCTGCTGGTCACGGCGCTGCACTGTGGTATGTGCTTTACAAATAAGCGGCCTCCCGCCGCACGGTTATGCAATCCGGTCCGGCGCCACCCCATACGCTGGTGTGGTCATCTATCTCATCACTAAACAGCTCCCGCTCCAGCCATTTCACCAGTACAGCCTCCACAGTATGCAGGCGCTTGCTCAGTTTATTAATTTCAGAGGCCAGTATTTCTATCTGGTCCTGCACGCACATAACTGCCTCCTTTAATCCGGTACCTTGCTGCCTTTGTGCTCCTGATATGCTATAACACGGTTAATCAGCATCTTTATACCCTCTAAATGCTCTGGAGGGCTGCCCAGCTTGCTGCATATCTTAAAATACTGCCGCAACATGGGCACCACGGCCTTATCCTGCGCCCTAAATATCAGCCAGTCCTCTATGGGCTCCTTAGTGCCTATCTTTACCAGCGCAGGTCTGCTGGTGGCCAGTCCTTTTAGGTCCGCCAGCTCATACTTATGGTCCGTGGGCAGGTAAGGCTCAGCACCCTCCGCCTCATCTGGCGCACTGCCACTGCTGGCCAGCTTGCTGGCATCTATCGTGGCCACATCATCCTTAGTTACGGTCACTTTTTCATCCTCTGCCATTTTTACCTCCTTAAGTTAGGGGTTTCTATTAGTAATACCTATGCGCAGGCGGCTATCACCATGCTCCTCATCTGCCACCATATCCCAGTGCTCAGGCTGTGGGCCCACTGCATCATACACCCTAATATCCATAAGTACCATGGCATCAGGGTGGTCCTTTAGTATCTTGCGGGCCTTTTGCAGCATAGCGTTTATATCCGGCCAGCTCACGCTCCATAATCCTTACCCCCTCCTTTTGGTTGCCTCCGATAAAATCACTACCTGCCATAAAATACATCATCCCAGCTGCACTCAGGCAGCGGGTGGTGGTTAACATGCTCAGTGCCATCATCATTATCCACAGGCATGCCATCCTCATCCACACCCTTAAAACACACGTAACATAAAAAACGCAGGCCCTCTGCCTTAGGCCGTATCCTGCAACACTCACACAGCTGCTCAGGCGGTACCTGCTCCTGCTTTGTGCTTATATTGCGCCTATCATCCTTAATTTTTTTAATCAGACTATAACTGCATCCGTATTTTGCAGCAGCCTGCCGCATGGTCATGCCATTTAGCAGGTCAAAGCGTATCTGCCGCTCACTTAAATCATCCCGGTATCTGCCCACGGCGCACCTCACTGTATTATTTTACGTTTTTGGGCACCTCCTTTAATTACAGTGGCTGCGCTCCGCCCCGTTTTTTGTCGCACCACACGCCATGCCCGGTCTGCAATCTCAGCCAGTTCCGGCTCATGGGTTATTATTATCATCTGAATATTTAGGCCATGGCTCACCTCCGTAATGAGCTGGCCCGCCCGCAACAGCAGCTCACCCTTACCCACGTTTTTCATGGGCTCATCTAACCACATGGAGGCCCGTGTGGGCTCAGGGTCATACTGCTGTAATACGGTCCGCAGCGCCAGAGCTATGGGGTCCAGTATTGAGCCACCCATATCATCCTTAGGGCTAAACTCACGCCACTGCCCCTCTATATGCTCCCATATCACCGGCCTGCACTGGAGGCCTTGGCCTCCGGTTTTTATTTCAAGATCAAACTTATAATTTTCATCAAATAAGGTGCGCACGGCCATGGTCACCACCTTATCCACCTCACCCTTAAACTCACCCTGCACCTCACGGATTATTTTTTTAAGCAGCAGGGCAGTAGCACTCAGGGCTGTGCCCACATCCTTAGCCTCCTCCAGCTGCGCTTTACTGTTTTCCAGCACAGCCGCTGCTGCCCGGTAATCAGCTGCCAGCTTATTATACTGCTGCCTTACTTGCGCCAGTTCGCTCATTTTCCGCCCTCCTCCTGTATTTAGCCTTTATCAGCTGCTCCCAGTACGGCCCTAAATTGGAGTTTTTCATAGCCTTAAACTTAAAAAAGTCCTTAAACTCATAAGGGTGTTTTAGCACTATCAGCCGGGCATACAGAGCTGCATAATCATTACGCAGCTTATAGCCTGTTATATCCTCAGTTACTATATCCACATGCCACCTAATAATCTGCATGAGCCCCCACACGCTGTACCGGGTGTGCCCACGGGCTATGGCCTTACGTGCAAACTGTAAATACAGCTTAAATATTTTGGGGTTATTGTGATGAAACTCTAAAAAGTCCCTATCCAGCTGCGTAAGCACTATCATATCACCACTCCATGCTCAGCCCCAGTGGCAGGGTCTGCTTTGTGCCCTCCAGCCATAGTGCCATCTGTTTTAGCTCCTCAGGGCCCTCACAAACGCTCTGGAGGGCTTTTTTAGCCCGGTTAAGGCGGTACTCCAGTATATCTATCTGGCGCCGCTTACGGGCCTTAAAATTAGCCATAGCCTCTGCCTTGGTAGGATACGCATACCGCTTACGGGTGGTTTTACTCACCCAGCGTTTACGGTCACCATAATAAAAAAACCACTTATCCTCATCGGCCTCATTATAATGGCGCCGTGGACTTATCCAGTATCCGCAGGGCGTTTCCCGCACCAGATACAGCACCAGCTCATGGATACGGGGGCCATCCGTGTACTGCACATCCTCATAGCGGTAAAATTTCATGCGCTCATCCATAGCATTATTACCATTATCAGTGCAGAGCCCAGCAACGCACCTATACCCAGCCCGGATAAAAAGGCCTCACGCCGGGTATCAAAAAAATGCTTTTTATACCCCTCAAATACGCCGCTTGCGCCCCACCACGGTGCGGCCTTGCGGTAATCCTCCGGGGTCGGCTCCTCCACTAAGTCCAGTCTGTTCTGCCGCTCTGCTATTTCCTCCGGGTACAGCTTGCGTATTGAGCCCATTAATCACCTCCTGTGCCTTGGCTATGAAACCATCCCGCTTTTTTTCCATGGTCGGTATAGTTTCATCCCGTAATTTTTTCTGCTCCACCTCTGCATCCTTAGCCGTGTTAAAACCGTAATTTTTCTGGAGCGCAGCCACCACCTCATCCCGGCGCATCATGGCCGCACTCAGGTTAGTCCTCAGCTGGTCCAGCCTCTGCTTTACCTGCTGTAACTGCTCTGTGCTCATCAGTGTAACCCTCCTCACACATTTTTAAGGCGGCCTGTACCGCACTCTGCCAGTTATCATCATAGAAGTGGCGCCCACCATACACGCCCAGCCCCATTTTTTTGTGAATACGGCGCATGGCATTACGCACCTGTACGCCCTCCCTAAAATGCACAGGGTGTGGAGCCCGCATGGTATAAGGCTTATCCGGCTTACCCTCCTGCCATATTGGACTCACAGTATTATAAGCATCCATACACATCTGAAAAAACGCCACACCATCATAGCCCAGCCATTCCAGCAGGTATCCTATAAAATCCGGGTCCCACTCCTTTGTTAGCACATTAGCCCACATGCCCCATAACCTCCTCCATGAGTGCCTTTACCTTGGCGGGCACCTCCGGGCTTTCCAGCGCCTTTTTTACCCGGTCCACTATACTCACGTTAACCAGCGGACCGTGCACGTGTATAGCCTCAATAAACTCACTCAATATTTTGCGGGCCTGTACCTCATCTATGTGCTCACGGCTCAGCACCTTATCTGCGGGCTCACATGGGGCCTCATACCAGTGCAGCTGCCCATTATTATCACCTGCAATATCCAGCACCACAAAACTGGGCACATGCACCTTAAAATTATACTCCGTGGCATCCCGCCTAAAAAAAGGGCCCGTGTTAAATATCGCACGTGCCCCCTCTGTGATATGAAAGCTGCGGTGTATATCACCACAGTGGATTATGGTGTAATCCTTTAGCCGTTTTAATGTGCCCACTGCATCTATATACTCATGGCCATCAAAAAGTGCCTGAGTGTGCACAGGGGCATGCCGCACCAGTATATTACGGTAATCACCCGGAGCAGGTGTGGGCACAGCATCACCGTAACTGGCGCCATATATAGCCCAGCCCTCCAGTAATAATGGTACTGAGCCCAGTATATTCACCAGCCCGGCTGCGGCCAGCTGGCCCATGCACGTGTATGGCCGGGCCTTTTTGCTGCGCATATACATATCATGCTGGCCGTACACACAAAAAAATGGCACTGCATGCTCCCGCAGTGCCATGGTTATAGCGTTAAGTGCCTCCCAGTCCCGTGAGCTATTAAACAAGTCACCGGCCTGCACTATTACCGCATTATGCTGTATGGCAGCCCTCAAAATCCATTTAAACTTTTTTACGCACGTGGCCGGAGCATCATCTATGCGGCCTATTGGCTGCTCACTGCTTATGTGCATATCACTTACAAAAATTATTTTTTCTGGCTTTACTCCAGACTCACTATATATCTGTATAGCCATTCAGCGCCTCACTTTGTTATTATCCCCGGCTGGGCACCCGGTAAATTTACCTCACCCTCAGGGCTTATATGCTTCGGCACGGAAGCGGTTACATAAATATACACTCACTGCGTGTTATTAGTAGCGCCCTCCGCTATGTAAAACTCTATGGGCACAGGATACTGGCGCAGCATGGTATCACCCTCACCCCAGCCCACCTTAGTGGCGCAGCCCGCCAGCAGTACCCACAAAAGTACGCTCATGGCGCACATGCCCAGTAAAACTAAATCTAAATCCATATTTAGGCATCTAATTATTTTTTTACACCTCACGCTCATAGCTCCTCCTTAAGCTGTGCTATCATCTGCTCATCCACCGGGCTCAGGCATGTGGGGCACTGGCCCAGCTGCTCCAATAATTGCACGTATTCTGCCACCACCCTCTGGTACTGGCCAGCCAGCTCATTTACAGCCTGCTCAGAGCGCCACCAGCCATCTATGGCCACTAACTGGGCCACGGCTGCGCCTATCTCAGCCTGTACCGCCTCTGCCATGTTTACCATCTGCTCCAGAGGCCCTACCACATTAGCTAAACCAGTCACCACGGCCTCAGCCTGTTTTAAGCTATCCAGCAGCTGCTCTATACCCTGAGCCCGGTTATATGCCACAGTCAACCGGGTATCCGCCAGCTCTGCCTGCACTATAAACTCCTCCGCTGTGAGCACAGGGGCCAGTAAATTGGCATTAGTCTGCTGCTGGTCTATTACAGCCTCCAGCGCTTTAATGGTCTGCCGGTTACGTGTATCCCGGCTATTTAACTCCATAAGCCACTTATCAGCCACCTCAGCCTCTATTACCCGGTTAACAGCCCGGCTTATATCACCCTTGCTGCCCACCACCAGATATGGCTGGTCCAGCTGGTCCTGCATGTTTACTGTATCCATATTAAGTATCCGGCGCACTAAATCAGGCACCTTTGTGCCCACTGAGCTAAACACCTGAGGCTCACGCCATCCGGGTCCATCCACCTTATACTCAGCTGAGCCCTCACCTGTTTTGGTCATGGTCACCGTGTAAGCGCCATCCGGGTTAGTTAGACCTATCTGCACAGCACAGGGCTCACCGTTAGCCCACCAGCTTATAAAAGCGGCGCCCAGCGGGCGGTTAGTGCTTACCCACTCCACAGCCCGCTTTATATTGCTTTTACCAGCTTGGCCCTTACCCACTATCACGTTAACATGCTCATGCAGCTCTATTACCGTGTGCTCATGGCTCCTAAAATTTTTTATCATTATTTTATTAATCATCAGCCTGTGCCTCCGGCTTAAGGGCTGCCGCCACTGGGCCCCGTGTTAGGTCCTCAATAATAAACCCTATGGGCCTAAGGTACAGCATCCCATTAGGCTGTATGGTTTTTACTTCAAACTGCCACCCGTTAATGGTCACGCCTTGGCCCTTGCGCACCGGGTACCGGTTTATATCGTTTTTAGCCTTAAACGGCCTGATTTTTACCACCTTTTTATCCGGCTGGGCCCCATATTCCGGCCCGGCGCCAGTGGCAGGCTTATCCATATCCAGCCTGAAAGTCTTAGCCTTTTTTCGTTTCATCAGTACCGGCCTCCTTTATACCGTACTCAGCTAAATACAGCAGCTCATCACGCATCTGCTCCAGCTGCATGGCTATTATTTTGGCGCACTCTGTGCCCAGCTGCATAAATTGCAGCCTAAACTCCGGGGTGGGCTCCACTTTTATTTTAGTGGAGGTTTTTACATGCCACTCCTTACTGTTTTGTATCTCGCAGCCCGGTGTACCATCATCCTCCACCCAGCGCTTACCTATGTAAATGTTACCCCATATATCCATCAGTTACCTCCCAGCAGGTGGCGCTTACCCTCATCTATCTGCTCCACTATACTGGCTATGGTCCGGGCCAGCCCATGTATCTGTGGGTGGGTTAATATCAGCAAAGCTGTGAATATTGTACCGCCGCATTTAGGGCACTTGCTTTCCACTATCTTGCTCACATCATTTTCAAATAAGCTCAGGTCCAGATACAGCAGCCCTTTACAGTGCGGGCATATGCTCTGCGGCGCCCGTTTATTTTCTAATACTTCAATACGTGCCATGTTACCCTCCTGTGTTTTTAAGTCCCAGTAAGCTCTGGTTTCAGCTATCGCCTCCAGTAATCTGCCACGGTTATACATCCGCTCCACCCAGTCCAGTAGGCTCATTATATGGCCACCCAGCTCACGCTCATATTTACTATGCCACATAAGGCTCATAGTAATTGAGCCCACTAAAGTGCCTGCAAAAAATGCCGCAGCCACTATCAGTATCCACCCCATAATTTACCTCCTTTACATTATGAGCACCCGCTTTGGCCGTACATTTACCACCCCCTGCTGGCGCTCAGCCAGAGCCTGCTTTATAGACTCCGGGCTGCACCATGCAAAAAAGTCCTCTAAATCTAACAAAGTAAAAGCCCCCTGCTCCCACGTGTTTCCATATCTAATATCTATGGTAATGCCCTCATAATTACCACACCAGTGGTGCAGGTCACCAAAAGCCTGCGCCCTCATCATTATTACAGCACGCTTACCGGTCCGCCTAAATATTATTACTGCCTCAAAGCGGCCCTGCTGTTTCCTTTTGGCATCCGCCTCCAGCCACCACTGATACAGCCGGGGGTGTTTAGTGCCATGCGGCTTATCCAGCCAGTACAGCACGTTTATGCTTTCATTATTACGGGTTTTTTTACCCTTTTTAACATCATACCCACGCTTAGCCTCTGCCAGCCAGTAATCAAAAAGTGGCTGGGCTATAATATCCTCAGCTTTCAGGTCACCAGCACCACCAGCCGTGGCCTTACCTTTTTTGGCTCTGGAGGTGGCCCGGCTGCCGGAGGCCCGCACCCGCCATATAACATCATCACGGTGCCCCTCAGTCCACCACAGACTCATCCACTTACTTAAGTCCCGTTCCCACTGGTCACCTTTTGCCATCTGCATCCTCCTGTAATTTAAACAGCACCCCTCTGGTTACGGGCTCACTGCCCTCCCATAATAGCCCATTTAACTCCACCAGAGGCCGTATATGCGCACTTTTAACACCGGGCAGTGCATCTATGTGGCTTTTTAGCTCAGCCACTGTAAGCAGCGCCTCAGTGAGGCTCATGCTGTTACAGGTAATATCCAGCTCTATATCCACATGCACTCCGCTTATCATGCTGGGCTCCATTAAAGGCAGCTCCCTACTAAAGCCCATAAAGCCCAGTACACTTTTTGCTTTTTCACTTAGCCAGCTCAAAATAATCCTCCCATTTTTTCCACCGCTCAGGCTTTAAAAATGAGGTAAAGCCCAGCTGGTCAAATAGCTCCAAAAAGGCAGCCCGGTTAAACATATCAGGCAGTACCACCGGCATTTTAGGCATAAAAGGCAGCTGCACCAGCAGGCGGTTACGATTAATCACAAACTGGCCCAGCTGGCTGTTTACCTGCTCCACATAATAGCCATCCTTTAGCTCACCCCTCAATATTTTAAGGGCCCGGCTTTTTGTGCTTTTGGCCGGGTCCGCTATGCCGCTGATACCTGCTATATTATCAGTATAACACCCACCCATGGCCTTGGCCTCCACCCACTGGCTGGGCTCTATTCCGTACTCATCCTTAAAATGGCGCTCCGTGTACTCCTCCTTTTTACTCACGTTATACATCCGCACAGCAGAGCCCAGCAGCTGGTACAGGTCACGGTCTGTGCTCACTATCACCCACTCAATATTATCACCATTACTGTATGCAGGGTGGACCTGCCCATATTTAACCACGGCGCCTATTACATCATCTGCCTCCAGCCCGGTCCAGCGTATCACGTTTACAAAGCCCAGTCTGCCCAGCACCGGGTTATACAGCTCCTGCATCTGGTCATGGAGGGCTTGGTAATCTATTACCTCACCTGTGCCCCTAACTACTTTAGTGCCCCGCTCCCGGTCCTTATAGGCCTCATATACATGGCGCCGGAGGCTTTGCTGGCTATCCCATGCAAAAACAAAATGCTTAGTATTAAAGCGCTCCGCCAGCTGGAGTACCTTTGCTAAAAAACCAAAAATCACACCCGTGTACCTCCCGTGAAAGTCCAGCTCACCCATAGAGTGGAACATGATATGCCCTATATTCATAGCATCCACTATAAGCACCCTCATAGCACATCCTCCGGCATAAGTACCTCCACATCCAGCGCATGCACTCTCACGTTAGCCACACCCACGTTACCTATTTTCCGCTGCACATGATACTGGAGGGTGCAGGCAGTAACCACAAAGCCGGTTTTTTTGTATAGCTCATTAGCGGCCTTTTCCAGTTCCTCTGCAAACTTAGCACGGGCAGCTCCCACAGCATCAGCTGGCCTCTGTGGCTCATAATCTATGGCATCCGTGGGGCCCATGGGCTTATCTGTTTCCATTAAGTACCTCCTCCAGCCTGCGCTTAAGCGCCCGCTTACGCCTATTAGTTACAGTCCTGTTACCGGCCCACAAAATTATTAAAACCACCGCACTTATACCCAGCACCAGTATATTAAAGTTAATCATCAGGCACCTCCTTTTTTATGCGCTCCCTTATGGTTAATATTTCCACCGCATGGTCATAGGCCTCCTCATAACCCTCACCTATTCTGCGGTACAGCGCACGCTGGGCACCAGCAGGCAGCATATGGTAACAGTCCCGGCAAAAGCTCATTTTGCGTGCCTTAAGCCGCCCACAGGCGCACTGGTCACCTTGTAACTTATTAAAATATGGTTTCCATATACTCATGTACCCTCACACAGCCTGCCGGGCCCTATCTATGGCCGCCCATAATTCGTGTGGGCACAGATTAGCCACATACATGGCACCCATATAAAAAGTACACTCACACACAGGGCACTGTGCCTCTATTGTTTTTTGCTGCATAGGTGGGTGTATCCGTAATACCCTATAACATTTAGGGCATACCACCTTTACCATATAAGCATCTAATGCCTCATGGGCCTCCGTTAGCTCATCAAAACACAAAGCTAAAATATCTCTGCTCATTTCAAAACCTCACTTTAGGTTTACGGTCATCTGTAAAGTGCAGGTCTATGGTATTCCACAGTTTTATCACTTTATCACGCAGCGGAGCCTCTAAGCCATTATCCTCCACATACTTAATGGCTGCATAAATATCACTGTACTCCTTATCCATACAGTCATATTTTTCTGTGCCCAGTGTAGTTTTAAGCCACCACAAGTTACCCCGCACATCATCCACGCCTTTACCAAAAATGATAAACACCGGGGCCTCCCTAAATGGCTGCCCACAGCTGTTTTTAACCACTTTCACATCAGAGCGGATACCTATAACACGCTTAACAGTGGCACTGCTTATTTTCCATGAGCGCTCAATATCACCCTGCCTGAAAGCCTTGGCTATCCGCAGCCTAATACTGGCCCAGTATTTTAACGCATTACCACCCGGTGTGGTTTTAGCCCCAGTTTCAAAATTTTGCAGCTCATGGTTACTGCATGCAATTATCCACCCCTCCTGAGCTATCCGGCGCCCTAAGGTCCTAAAGCCTTGGTGGTATTTCTGTGCCCGCTTAGCCGCAGCATACTCCATGTTAGGGTCCGCCATTTCCGCCCGTGTGCTAAAAGCCGCTATGCTATCCTCACAGCTTACATGCAGCGCACCCTTTTTGCCTTTTGGGGCCCATTTTTCCAGCCCCTCAAAAAGGTCCTCCACAGTATCCGGGCGCCCATACTCATTTTTACCTAAAATGAGCCCACACTGCTCAGCATACTTAGTATCCAGCCTACCCTCCGGGTCATCAAAGCGGGCACCTCCGCCCTTAAACTTAGCACTGGCAGCCAGCTCCGCCAGTATAGCGGTTTTCCCGCTGCTACTGGGCCCATATATTTCCAGTATTACGCCTGCGGGCACCCCTCCGCCGTATATGCGCTCACTTGAAATGGCACAGTCAAGCAACGTGCTGCCAGTGCTAAGCACACCACGTTTAAAATCACCCTCATTTATGGTATCCGCTCTGCACACAGAGCTGTTTATAGCGGCCTCCACATCTGCTGCCATCATGGTGGGCCTATCCTGCACTGGGGCAGGCTCAGGCGCCGGGTCATCTGCTCTGCGGCCACCTATTACTGGGCCCTTATCATCCACCAGCTTACGCTTTGTCATCTGTATCCTCCGTTAGCTCCACCACAGGGCCTCCGTTAGGCTCCACAGGCAGCTGGCATATATCCTGCATATCCGGGTCCCAGCGGCCATCATACTCCCGGCATAACTGTGGGCGCCTATCGTAAACATCACACATACCCGTTACTAAGTTTAAATGCCCACACATATAAGGCACCATCACAGTGAGCACATAAGCTGGGTTACCATCGGCGCCACCCACAGCCTGCTTTACTTTACAGCTGCGGGCTTTATAAAACTCAGTGTACTTATCCATAAGCCTTTTAGTTTCAGGCCTTAGCGTAAAGGTCATCCACTTACAGCACTCATTACACTTTACACAGATTATGCTATTTTTATCCATGTGGTTATCCTTTTTAAGTGGAGCGGGGTGCCAGACTTCCACTGGCCTCCAGAGGTGGGGCCTCTGGCCGTGTTACACGCCCCCGCTTAAAAGGCGGGCCCTATGAGGTAAAAGGAGGTACCCCACGGCCCGCCCGCCTACTGCCCGGCATAGCAGCAGGCTAAGTTATAATCTGGCGCCCTCCGGGGGTAGGCGGGGTGCCACCTGTACCCATAGGCTCACCACGCCCTGTGCCCACAGGTGTACGTCTAATACCACCAGCAGTGGGTATGGTAGAGGGCGGCCCGCCACCTGTGCCCGGAGGCGGAGGCGGCGGATTTACAGAGGGCTGTGTATAGGCAGGACTGGGTGGCACCACTCCGGGCCCACCTTGCTCAGCCAGCAGCCACTCATTTTCATCCACACACGGCTGGAATATGTGGCACTGCTCACAGTGTTGCAGCTCCATGGTATTTACTCCAAACTGGCCACCACCGGGGCACATATATGCCTGCCCTGTGGTCGGGTCTATACCCCCGCCTCCAGTGGCAGGCATATTTACCGGCTGCCTAACTGGCGGCCTATTTACCACAGCAGCCCGGCCACCCACCGTGGGTGCAGGGGTCCCTGAGGGCCCCTGCACCGGGGTGGTGGGCACCCCTCTGCTTTGTGGGCTCACAGTGCCCGTGGCTGGAGGTGTGGTACCACGGGCTATGGGGGTGCCCACGGGCTGGCCGCCACCTGCACGGGTATCCTGCGGGGCTTGGCCCCAGTATGCGGTATATACCTCCTCAAAACTGGGCAGGTGTATCAGCGTATCTAAAACGTGCGCTTGGTCCAGCGTGGCCTGTGTTATCTGATAAGTGCGGGGTACCAAAGTGTGCCCATAATAACGGGTATTAACACCTTGGCCGCTGCGGGTAAACTTAACACTGTACCCGGCTGTGGGGTCTATAAAATTCTTACGTGGAGGCAGCCCGCCCTCAATTTCACGCCTGCTGCTTTCCGATAATTTAAGCAGATACTGCTCCATGAGATAGTGGCTGGTGTGCCATACCTGCACACCTTTGTTTTGCTCCGTTTCGGAGTCATACACCACCACGTTATAAATGCTGCGGGGGTACCGGCTGGTGCGCAGTGCCTTTATCAGGTCCTCATCTGCGCCCTCCTGTATCAGCTGCTGCCGGTGCAGGCATATGGGGCAGCTGCCCTTAAACGGCCTGCCATCAGGCAAAGCGCCCCGGCGCATGTACGTTTTTTCCATGCAGATAAAACTCTGGCCCTCAATACCACCCACATCCCGGTGCTCAAATAGCTCCAGCACATAGGTTATCTTACCCTCCTCACGGTAGGGGTCACAGGGTCCGGCCAGATACGGTATAATATCAATATCATGGTCCGCCTCCCCGCATTTCCAAAAGTTAATACCTTGGAGGTTACCCTTAAAAAATCCTAAGCCTCCGCCCTCACCCAGCTCCTTACTTACTGCCATGCGCTCCTGAAAAGCGCTATCATACGGATTAACTGGCTGCTGCATAACATCCTCCTTAAGTTTTTAGTTTACGTGGTTTTATATCTTTGCCCTCCAGCTCATCAGCCAGAGCGGCCTGCTTTTTCTTAGCTGCATCCACTGCATGCTTTGGAGGCGCTGTGTTAGCACCGTAAAACCCAGCTATCTGTAACTCAGTGAGCCCATTAAGTGCCCGCCGCTTATGCTCCATACCGCTGCGGGCAGCCTCCATAATTTTAGCATGCTCTGAGGCATTAGCCAGCTCCTTCTTTTTGGCCTTATACGTTTCCTGCTGTTCTATGGCCGCCTTTATAGCAGACTCCGTGGGCGCTTTTTGAAAGCCATACGCCTCCCAGTTTATCCGTATATCACTATCCAGCTGGGCGGCCATCAGTTTCAACTGCTCAGCTATGCGGTCCCGCACAGTCTGCGAATATACAGCCTCCTCAGCCCAGTACATAAACAGGGTAGGCATCCGCTCCCACTCCTCTGCCAGATTAAATTTATCTACCTGTAAATCATCCGGGTAATATCGGGTAGCCCTATCCTCTGCCATTACTATCACCTCCTTTTATATCGGCCATCATGCTACTTAAACCCTTGGCCAGTTTATCACCTATAACCCGCACATGGGATTTTATTACCGGATTTTCCGGGCACAGGTGCGCATGGTCCAGTGGCATTTCAGAGGGCGGGCGCCAGCCACACCATATACAGTGTAAGGGCTCATCAAACCATTTATCTATATCCTTATGCCCACCGGCAAATAAATGGCTATCCCAGCGCCACTGCGCCAGCTGCTCATCCACAAAAAAGTCTGGAGGCATCAGCCTCCGGCGCCTATCTTGATACACGTTTTATCCTCCTTATCCGGGTTACATAATTGTTAAGCCACAAAGTGAGCCACTGGTGCCACTTTATCCTTACCCAGCCATGCTCACCCCAGTGCCCTTTTTTTGCCTCAAAAATTATCATGCCCGCATTATACCACAGGTCCTAAAAGGTTTATGAAACTATTTAAGCCTCCAGCTCAGGCTCATCCAGCGCAGTACGGCTGCCATGTAGCTCCAGCAGCTTATCTTTAGGTATCCGCAGGTTTACACAGTACCAGCCATGGTCCACCTTACCTCTAAAACACACCCGCACACGCACAGCTTGCGCATCCTGCCCTCTATAAGCTACCTCAGGGTGCTCACTCAGCTCCATCTGTATCCTCCTCAATATCTGTGCCCACCTCTGCCATCTGCATCACTGCATACTTACCACCTGCATAGGCCACAGCTGCTTTTTCATTATCGAATACAGGCAGAGCGCCCACCATGCCATCTGCCCAGTTTATCTGCACAGGCACAGTTATACTGCCTAAGGGCCCCACCAGTATAGCCTCATGCTCCTTTTTTAATGCCATCACTAAATATAAACTCACGCTGCCTCCTTAAGCCCCCAGCCATCCGGTCCCTTTACCACATCCTGCATCTGAGTCCAGTTACCTCCCACCGGGCTCCATTCAGGCTCCGCTACCAGCGGTACCGTTATCCAGTCAAAGCGCTCACGTATCTGGCGCTCCATTACATCCACCGTGGTATCCAGCACTATCTGCTCCTCACCCTCAGCCATATGGTACATCATTTCATCATGTATCTGGCCCATTAGTCTGCTGCGCCACTGGGCCCGGCTTATGTGAGTAAGCTGTATATAACTCCACAGCAAAAAGTGGAAAGCGGTACCCTGTATGGCCGTGTTATAAATTTTATTATTATTCAATAGCCCGCCACGCCTGAAACCAAAAGGCATGCTCACATACCCAGTCCGCTGATATTCATATGTCATGCGCTCCTGCCACTCACGCAGGCCTGCAAACTTATGCCAAAACCACTGCTCCACCGTTTTTACATGCACCACAAAATCCGCCAGCTGCTGGCTCACCGTTTCCAGCTTACCCCGGATTTTTAGCTTAGTCTTTTTGTGCTCATCATTAGTAATAATGCCTGTGCCCACTAAATGGTCCTTAAGCAGCACATGATACTGCGGGTCCAGTTTCTGCCCTTTATAAGTATCCAGCACCAGTGGCTCAATTATGCACTTTTCCCACAGGTCTATACCACAGCTCACATAATAGCTGCCATAAAACTGCGAAAAAACAAAACCACCCTTACTATGAAAGCGCAGCATGCTGCTTATCCAGTCCGGGTCTATGCGCCAGATACGGTGTGCCACATCTGCGTGCATATCGCTATCTGGCTGGTGGCAGTATTCCATAAGCGCACGGTCACCGCTCAGTATTGCAGCGGTCCTTACCTCTTGGCTGCCATAATCCACCGCACACAGGCGGTATCCGGGCTCTGCCACCACACCCTGCCGGGTTACCTTTTTTGCCTCCTTTTCACGCTTTGGGATATTTTGAAAGTTAGGGCTCATGCTGGAGCCACGGGTGCTCCGGGTGGTATGCAGTGGATACCACGGGTGCATCCAGCCCTCATGTATTTCACGCTCAAACTGGGCTATATACGTGTTAACTATTTTATGCAGCTTGCGCCATTCCAGCAGTGAGCCCACCCACCCATTATCACCAGCCTTGGCCAGTACCTCCTTATCCACAGAGTCCAGTCCAGTGGCCGTGGTTTTATTTTTAGGCAGTTTCAATATATCGAATAGCACCACCCGGAGGGCTTTGGCGCTAAAATCCTTATTTACTATGGCCAGCTCCTCCCCGGTTTTTTTCTTATATGCCTCAGCTATCTCACCACTGGTAAGTACGGCCATCAGCTTATCCATGCGCTCCGTTAAGGTCCAGCGCTGCTCAGCGTAATACAGCTCATCCATGGGTATCCCATGTATAGTGGCCTCAGCCAGCGCCTGTAAGCCATCATGGAAAAACGTATAACCGTTATACAACTCAGGCGCCTCCTGCATTTTGTGATATTGGAGGCTATACAGCCACTGGCACAGCAGGGCATCCAGCCCATTATATAACAGCAGGTGGTCCAGTGGCATTTCACCCAGCCGGTTAATTTCACTGGCTCCAGCTTTTATATATTTTTTAGCCTCATCCTCATAGCCCTCCAGCCCCCAGTGTATGTACGCCTGAAACTTAAGGCCGCAGTAATACTTACGCACATCCAGTACGTGGGCCCCATTCATAGTGCACCACGCCCAGTTTTTAACGGTCACGCCCAGTATAGCCTGTGCCCATATGTGCTCAAATTGGAGGTTATGCGCTGATTTATAAATATTAGGGTGCACCAGTATGGCCCGCAGCAGGTCCTTTACATGCGCCTCCTGCTCCTCACTTAGAGCCCCCGGATAGGATACCGGAAAAGCCGCAGCATACTCCGGGCCCGTACATATCGCAGCGCTCCATATACGCTGAAAGCCCGGATACCACGGTTTTATGTGTGTGGTTTCCCAGTCTATGGCTATGGATATGGGCCCAGTCTGTGCAGCTGCCAGCAGCTCCTCTAAAAACTTTTTAATGGCGCCGTAATCCTTAAGCCTGTGCACATACTGCTCCGGGTCCACAAACTGTGGCCGGTCCATGCCCAGCCAGCCCACAGCCTCCCGCAGGTCCCGCTCATATACGCTCAGTTTATTCTGGTCCTTACCTGAGCGCAGTGCAAAGCTGGGGTGGTACATGGGGTGCACCCACGCCCCGGTTAGCCGGTCCGGTATATGCAGGCCCCGCCATCGGCCTATCCCAGTTTCACTAAAGCGCCCGCCATAAAAGCATTTTATAGCAGAGTCACCCATGAGCCATATGTGGCTGGGCTGCATTTCATCTATCACATCAAAAACACGGCCTCTGCACGCAGCTATCTCACCAGCCGTGGGTGTGCGGTTTTTTGGCGGTCTGCAATTTACCGCATTTATCAACTTAAAATCCCGGTGCAGCTCTATCCCATGAGGTGCCAGCTGCTGTATTAACAGCTGGCCAGCCTCACCCACAAACTGTATGCCTTGCAAGTCCTCATTTTCACCGGGGCCCTCACCTATGCCCAGCCAGCCCCGGAGGCCTTGGCCTCCAGCTGCCATCCGGGGTGTTACACACTCAGCATCCAGTCCGCACTTTTGGCAGTTACTACCCTTAAAGCTATCACCATAGTACAGCGTTACATCACTCACTTTTTACCCCCAGTGCTATCAGCGCCTCCTTTAAATCCGCACCAGTCACCAGCGGGTTACGCAGGCACAGTATAGGCTCAGGCAGCCCCACTATTTTCATATCCTCCGCACTTTCCGCACCACACCATACACACACTCTATTAGCCTTACCGGCCTCCTCAAACCAGCAGTGGCTTTCATACATCCAGCCTATCATCTGAGCAGCCACCACACTGGGCTCCTTACCTTTGTGCTCTATCTGGTTTATATACATCACGCCTCCTTAACAATATAGGGCCTCTGGCTTAACCAGAGGCCCTATATCGCTATTTATCCGCCAGTGCCTTGCGGTACCATTCGGAAAGCACCAGCTTGTCACCTGCATCCTCTAACACGCCCATGGTCCGCAGTAAGGCTATGTACGTGTTACACTTGCGCCGGGTATCCACATAAGGGCTTTTAGTCTTTTCAGCTGTGGCCTGCACCAGCTCCACAATATCCCATTTTTTGGCCTTTTTACCCAGCAGCACTTTACCAAAAACAGCAGCCTTAACCAGTGTGGGTTTTTTGGGCTTAGCCGGGGGTTTTTTAGCTGCGGCTTTTTTAGCCGGGTCCTTTTTGGCCGGTGTTTTTTTATCAGCTGCGGCTGCGGCTTTTTGGCGTATTTCATCCTGCTTTTTCTTAACAGCCTCCGCCTTGGCTTTGGCCTCCGCTTTACTGGCTGCCTTAGCTTTGGCCGCCTCCTCTGCCTCCGCTGCTGCCTTAGCATCTGCCTCTGCCGCCTCCTTAGCGGCCTCCAGTGCTATTTCATCCTCAGCAGCAGCCTCCGCCTTGGCTTTGGCCTCCTCCATTTTTTTGACTGCCTTGGCCGCCTTGGCATCCTCCGCCGCCTGCTTTTTTGCGGCCTTATCCGGGGGGTCACCCTCCTTAACTATGGCCACGTAATAATTAAACACAGCCTCAGGCACCTCATCCAGCCTACCCATGCCATTAACAGACTCAATACTATTAACAAAATCCTCTGCTAAATTGTTAATGCGTCTGCCTTTTTTCAGGTCTATGGGCTCAGCTAAAAGCCCGCTGCCATTAAAAGCCTCTATGATACTGCGCAGCTCCGGGCCTTTTACCAGCTCCATATCAATATAAGCCATTTTAATACCTCCTTACTTTGGGTTAATAAAATTAAATTATAGCCTATGGGCACATTATAGCACAGGTCCTAAAAGGTTTATGAAACTATTTTTATTTTGGGCTCAGTGGTGGTACCTCAGGCTGGCCGTTTTGCTCATCCTTTGTCTTAGGTATAGGGCGCCATGCACTATCCAGATAAGGCAGCCCCAGCTGGAGCTGGTGGAGTACCACCACCTGTTTAGCCTCTGCCTCCTTATGCCTGTTGGCCAGCTGGCTTATACGGGTAACATGCTTACCCCGCTCATGCTCCGCTAAATTGAGCCCATACATGGCATCCACGTGCGCCATTTTGCGTATATCCTCAGCGGTATCTATTTCCTTAATATCCTTACGCTCCATACCTTTGCGGTTAGTCTGTGTGGCCGTAATCCATAAAGCGCTCATTTCACCAGCTGCCTGCTTTAGTCGTTTCCATATGTTATCCAGCCTATGGCGCTCCTGCGTGTATGAGCCCTCTGAGCCCAAAATATCAGCATAGTCCAGCACCACTATATCCGGGTAAAACTTTTGCGCATATATCAGATTATCTAAGTCCCGGCGCACATCATCCAGTGTGGCGCTATACGCCGGGTATGTTATCTGCCGGAGGTTATCACTCAAAAGCATTTTAGCGTTAGCTGCCTCCTTAAGCACAGCATCCGCAGTAATAGCCAGCTTATTAGTATAACTGTACCACACAGCGGGCTCATACTTATTATGCCCATACGTTTTTTTAATATACAGCCGGTTATCCCGGCAAAATGTGCACACTTTCCACGGGTGGCCGGGCATATAATTAGGCGCCTCATTACCATGTATAAGCACCCCGCCACCAGTGCGCTCCACCATAGTGCACCCACCATACTGGTTAAGGATACAATCAAACTTAGGCATATAATACACTGCGGGCAGGTCTGGTAATGCGGTCATGCGCTTATACTCCCGCCGCCTAATAGCCCGGTCCGGCATTTCCAGATTTATGTACGCCACCCGTTTCTGTTGCGCCAGCCCGGCAAAAATAGACTCCTCACACCAAAAACTTTTACCCCGTTTCATGGGTCCCATGAAAGCCACCAGCCAGTTACGCTCCAGTGGGCCCACCAGCTCACCCAGCGCATCCCTGAATTTTAGCACCTGATACTCACTGTTATCCTCCCTAAAATGGGCATTTATCACCTCTGTATCAAAAGGATTTTCCCATTTAGAGGTAGCCCGTGCCACAGCCCTAAAATCCTCATGCAGCTGTATGGCCTCATCTAAACGCCCGGCTTTCACAAGCTCACGGCCTTGGTTAAACAAATACTCATAACTGCGCCGCTTAAAAAATTCACGGGTATTATCCAGCAGGTACTCCAGATTAAAATTATGAGGGTATCCATTTAGGTTAGCCAGATAAGTGGCCACATTAGAGGCCATGGCGGGGGGTATGTTTTCTTTTTGGATAGTGTAAATATGGTGGATAGTTTCACCGGGCGCCTGCCTGTACTGCTGGTAAAACTCCACCACCCAGCCAGCTATCAGCTGCGCATAGTCACTAAAATACTCAGGCTTATACCATCCCACAGCCCGGTCCATAAAAGCTGTGGAGGTTATCATAGCCGCCAGTATGTCATCCTCTGCGGTTCTATACACCCGCTGTTGCTGTAAAGCCACGATCACCTCCGGTACTTTGTCTTATTACTCCAGTTTCATCCAGATAGCGCTCAAAAGCCTCCCATGTACGTGCGTTAGATAAAGTACCGGGGTGGGGCTTATTATATTCACCCACCATGTTGATTAAATCACGGGCTAAGTCACCGGCCATGTAACTAAAAGGCATGCTGTGCCTGTGCTCATTATAGTAATTTACCACCATATCAGCAGCCAGATTAAAAGCCGTAGCATCCTGTGGGTTACCCCTTGGCCGCCAGCTGCTGGCGCTTTCCAGCCCGGCCTCCAGTATCCGGGCCACATCCGTATTTTTTGTTTTACGCACACGGGCATATTTTTTGTATAAATAATCAGCGCCCTTACTGCACTCATCAAACCATCCAGTGAGCCCACACATGGCCATGGGCGGCCTAAAGCCATCCACCACGCTCTGTGTATATGAGCTAAACTTAAAAAATTCATCCAGCCCTACCCGGTGCGGGCTTTTTGTGCCTATCACTGTGTGCCCATTTTCTATCAAATTGTTATAGGCCTGTATGGCCTCCTTAATCACAGCCGGGGTATTTTCACGTAGAGCCTGCCTTACCGCTGCAAGGCACAGGCGGTATTTTTTGTACTTTGGATTAAATTTATGGGTGGGTAATGCAGGCTGGCTATTCCACAGGGCTAAAATTTCCTTTACGATTTTATCCGTGGGTTTATTTTCTAAAATGCTGGAGGGCGCTGTGGCGCCCTCCATATTATGTGATAAATCACGTAGTGATTTATTACTAATATGTTTATTTAACGAAGTTAAATAATATATATCATCCTGCCCAGTCTGCACCGTGTCCGGGTTTTCCGTAAACGGTGTGCCCATGGGCGCATTTTGTGGGCTCATGTGCACACTGCCTGTGCTCAGTAGTGTGCTCACTTGCTCATCGGATATGTGCACAGGCTCTGGAAATGATACATACAGCATACAGATAAACTGGCCATTTTCATCACGCTGCTGCTTAGCAAAAAGGTACTTATGCTGTATTAATTCACGTATGCCGGAGCCCACAGAGTCACGGCCATCCGGGCCAGCGGCTATCAGCTCCTGCTGGTTACTAAGCGCCTCCAGCTGCGTGCGTATATAATAATGCAGGGCCTTGGCTTTCCAGCTAAGCCGCTTATCAGTTAAGGCCGTGGTATCTATTGCCACATGCGTACCACGGCCAGCTGCTACAAAATACTGCCGCTCTGGTGTATCTGTCATGGAGGCCTCCTAAATTTTGTAAGGTTAAAAGGTTAAATGGTAGGTTTTTAGGCAATAAAAAACCCTTACCTTTAGTGCTGGCAGGTAGCTCTATGCAGTGGCAGGTGCCACCGCACGGTTTACGGGGTATGTAGGCAGTGAAACCTGCCAGCACTAAAAATAAGGGCTTTGTGTAACCACCGCCTTAATCATCCCGTAAACCATCTTTTTATCAGGTTAATGTATATAAGTAAAGTTAATTTTTAAACGGCCAGCATGTGCTGTAAACGCTTTATATCCATGAGGGGCAGAGTATCCGGGTCACCCTCATCCAGCCACAGGTAATCCACACGGGGCACCAGCTTGGCCATACGGGTACCCAGCTCCTCCGCTATCTCAGCAGCGCCATGGTCATAAACTACATACAGGCGGCTGGGCTGTTTTGCGGCTATCAGCTCCAGCTGCTCCTCAGTAAACACGGTGCCCAGCATACCCACGGCCCCCGGCCCTATACGCCATACATCAAAAGGGCCCTCCATCAGCGCTATGCGGTCACCTGCGTTATCCAGATTATAAACCACAGTGCCTCCGGGCATCATGGCTATATCATCCGGGGCGGTTTTATACCGGGCATCACTCCGGCCAGTTACATCACGGCTGGTAAAGTTTACCATGGCGCCATCCACGTATATGGGTATAATAATACGCCACCGATAATGGATTTTACCCCGGCTGGTATCCACGTAAGCCACCGGACCTGTAAAGCGTATATCATACTGGGCCACCAGCTCCTGCCAGTCATATCCACGGCTGGCCAGATACGCCGCATGGATACCGTGCGGCTCATAGCTGCAAAATTTTGGCAGCATAAATGAGCCCAGCCGCACATGCTCCTCCCGGTTAGTTATCAGCCCGCTGCTAAATTTACGCACCACATCAGCAGCCCGGCCATAATCACAGCGGTCTATAAGCATCACAAGGTGCTCAGGTCCTCCTTTATTGCCACACTTCCAGCAGCTGTGCAGCCCGCTCTGGAGGTTAATACCTAAGTGGTTACTGCGGTCATCACACAGCGGATATACGCACTGTATGCCCACCCAGCCGCCACTTACGTTTTTGCCTGAGCTGTGGGCTATCCCACGGGCATCTAAATATTTAATTACATCAAAGCCCATTACGCCTCCGGGGGGTGCTCCCGCTCCATGGTATCCAATATTTTACCCACGGCCTCCCAGCCATGGGCATGCCGCATGCCCTCTATGGCCGTGCTAAATGAGGGGTGTTCATCCTGCCGCTCCATCAAATAATCCACCACCAGCTGTGGGCTGGCATCCCATAAGTCTATGGTCATGGCTATCTTATTAAACACCGCCAGTTTACCGTTAGGCTGTTTTATTATTAGCAGGCTCACTGCCATCTGCGCTTACCTCCTCTGTTCTTACAAACTGGGCGCACACTCATGGTTTACCTCCTCCGTACTTACCTCCCGCCTCCCAGCACCTGCGTTTTTAGTTTTAAAGCGGGCCACCTCACTCAGCTTTACCGTGCTCTGGCCTGAGCGCCGGGCCTCATTAGTTAGCCGCAGTATCTCATTATTTTGCTTATCCAGTCTGCGGTTAAGGTTTTCCTTATCGGTCTTAAGGTCCCGCATATCCCGGCTTAGGTCCTCAAAAGTCCGCAGCTGGTCATAATATAGCTTTTTCCAGTAGTCACGGCGCCCTCTGATATGATTTATCAGTGCCTCAATACCTTTACCTATATCCAGCAGTGTTAAACCATCCTGCGGCTCCTCAGGGGCTGTGGTGGGCTCTTTTGGAGCCTGTGGCTGCTCCTTTTTGGCTCCGGGCTTTGCGTACACCACCTGCCACCCTGTGCGCTTGGCTTTTTTAATCATACCTGCCTGCGCTTTACGGTGCAGCCAGTTACCCACAGAGCACTTTACCTGCTTTTTAAAATCCTCTGTGGTGGTATCCTCACCCTCCGGGCCCTTGGCAGGCATGGTGGCCATCACCCCTTTAAAAAAGTCCGCCCGCTTAAAGTTATCTGGCATACTGGCCAGCACCTCATCATAGTCCTCCACGTAAAATGCTTTTTTAATAGGCATACCCCTACCTCCTTAGTTTATATTTTCTGGCAGCTGCCCGCTCTGCCTTAAGCCTCCGGGCCCACCTGTGTGGAGGGCCCGGTATCAGCCACGCCACATTTACAAAAATCCACGCTATTACAACCATCCACGCTCCTTATACATATTTAACCGGCCCACGCAGTGGCGGGCCAGATATTTATATGGGTCCAAAAAATCCACTATTTCCACCCACTCCTTACCCTCAGCGGTCCGCATACCCCGGCCCACGGCCTGTAAA